GTGGCCGACGCCTACGCGCTCAACGCGCTCATCGACAGCTGGGAGCTGACCCTCCGCCAGGAGCGAAAGAGCCCCCGCACCATCGGGAACTACCGCGAGGCCATGAGCCTCCTCGCCACCTGGCTCGTCGACGAGGGCAAGCCCCACGACCCCCGCGAGATCACCACCGAGGTGCTCAGGGAGTGGCTGGTGCACCTCGACGAGACCCGGTCGGCGGCCACGGCCCGGACGAGGTGGACCGCGCTGCGGTCGTTCTGGGCGTGGGCGCTCGAGGAGCAAGAGATCGAGGCCAACCCGATGGAGCTCGTGAAGCCCCCGCAGCTGCCGGAGAAGCTCGTCGACTTCCTCACCGCCGATCAGCTCCGCGACGTCATAGCCGCGTGCGACGGACCCCGGATGGTCGACCGCCGGGACGCGGCGCTCATCCTGCTCTACGCCGACAGCGGGGGACGGCTGTCCGAGATCGCCGGCGCGGGACGCGCTGGGCTCGACCTGCGGGCCCGCGAGCTCCTGGTGGTCGGGAAGGGCGACCGGGAGCGGATCCTGCCGTTCGGGGCCACGACGGCCCGGGCGCTCGACCGGTACCTGCGGATCCGGGCTCGGCAGCCGTACGCCGAGTCGAAGTGGCTGTGGCTGTCGGGGAAGGACGGGAAGGCGATGAGCGCGAACGCGGTGCACCAGATGCTGAAGCGCCGCGGCGCGGCCGCTGGCGTGCCGGAGCTCCACGCGCACATGTTCCGGCACGGGTTCGCCGACGCCTGGTTGTCGTCGGGTGGCAGCGAGAGCGACCTGATGGAACTCGCGGGGTGGCGGTCGCGGCAGATGCTGAACCGGTACGGTGCGAAGCGCCGCTCTGAGCGTGCGCGGGAGGCGTACCGGGGTCGGTCGCCGATGGACAACCTCTAGCGAGCGGCGCGCTGGCGTTTCCGGGCGTCGCGGACCCGGCGGAGCCGGTGGACCTCGGCGGGCATCTTGGCGAGCGCGTCGGGGCGGTCGAGGAGGTGGTCGACGAGCGCCCAGTAGCGCGTCGGGGTGAGGCCGAGCTGCTCCATGGCGTGGGTCTCCCGTACGGCGGGGTGGCGGTAGTGGATGGCGGCCAGCGTGAGGGCGGTGCGCTCGTGGTCGGTCACGGGGTCGGCTCCAGGAGGGCGTCGAGGAGGTCGGCGACCTCGAGGTACTGGGCGCGGCCGGGCTCGGGGCGCTGCTCGTACCAGGCGCGGCGGGAGGCGGCGGTCTCGGCGATGAGGTCGGCTGGCGCGCCGATGCTGCGGAGGTCCTCGAGTGCATCGTGGCGTGGGATCTGGTGCTCGAGCAGGTAGCGGGCACGGCCGTCGAGTTGGGCGGCGACGATGCCGGGTTCGATGTTGGAGCGGGATGCCATGGCCGGGAGGCTAGACGGCGGCGCCGACAGCCCGGGTCAGCGCAGGCAGATGGTCTGGACGACAACCTGAGAGGTGGGCTCTGCGGTACCGACGCGGACGACGTAGGCGTTCTGCGCTTGGTCGATGAAGGAGGAGGAAGCATCCATGGCGAAACCTCCGGACTTCACGTAGCCGCCGACGGCCAGCGTGCCGACAGGGCACGGCGATGCGACCTGCTTGACCTCGCCGTTGTTCACGGTGAACGCGTTGTCGACGTACTCGACGGTCGGCGCGAGCTCCTGGACGGTCTCGTCGGTCAGCGCGTCGGGCGTGACGGAGTTGTCGGCGAGCTGCTGCTGGGTGATCGCGTCGGCTGCGATGCGGTCGGACCGGATCGCGCCCTTCTTTGATCTGCGTGCCTCCGACGCTGCCCTTCTGGATCCGGTTCGCGGGGATCGAGTTCTTCTCGATGCGCTTGCCGTCGATCCACTTCGCGCCGGCGACGGCGCCGGCCGTGGTGGTGCCGAAGAGCAGCATGACCGCTGCGATGGCGATGACGACGACGTGGGAGGTGCGGAGGTGGATGTTCATGGAGGGACGGTACGCCGCGGCACCCCCACTCGCTTGACCCTTTCGGGCGACCTGTGGATAACCCCTGGACGCGACGGAGCTGCCCCGCCGAGCGCGAGGCTCGACGGGGCGGGTGCTGGGTGGCGGCGGCTAGTAGAGGTGGACCCGACCAACGTGGATGACCGGCGTCTCGCCGTTGGCGACATCGAGACGGGCGTAGAGCCCGTAGAGCTCCTCGGGGTAGGCGTCGTCGAGCTCGATGACGGCGGTCGTGCGCGCGGTCCGGGTCGTTCCCGGGTCTCCGACCCAGACCGCCGGGTGCCAGGCGGTGTCGACGTGGATGCCGTCGCGGGAGAGCGCGAGCTCGACCCCCATGTCGAGGGTGACGTTCGCCTTCACGCTGCCCTCGAGCAGCTCGGTGCTGCCGCGAGGCCGGTGGAGCAGGGGGAGTGGGGCGTCTGTCATGGGCTGCTCCATCGATGTGGGGTGGCGGCACCGCCGTAGCGGTGGAGGGTGGCCGCTGTGCTCCAGCGGGCGTCGGTCTCGACGCCGTCGGCGATGACCTTGGGGATGGTCGTGTCGAGGATCGCGAGCGAGGCCAGGTCGATAGCGGTGGCCGTGTCGGTCCGGGCGAGCAGCGCGGACAGCTGGGAGGCGGTGTCGATGCCGTTCGCGGCGTCGGTCGCGGTGAGGACGACGGTGACCGTGGCGGCGTCGACCGCGGTCGCCGTGTCCGCCCTGGTCGTCGACGCGGTGAGTGAGCTCGCTCCCTCGACACCGGTAGCGGTGTCGGTGCCGGCCTTCGCGGTAGCTCCGGTGTCGAGGACGGCCATCGCATCGGTGCCGTTGGCCGTATCTGAGCCGCTCACAGCGACTGTGACGGCTCCGGCGTCCGTGCCTGCCGCCGAGTCGCCGCGCGTCAGCGAGACGGCCACCTGGGCAGCGTCAGCACCTGTCGCGGCGTCGGCCGCGGTCGCCGTGGTGCTGAGCGAGGACGCGTCGGCAGCTGCTGCGGTGTCCGCGCCGGTGAGAGCGACCGTCAGCGAGGCTGCGATGTCGGTTCCGGTCGCGGCGTCGGTGCCGGTCTTCGCGGTCGCGCCGGTGTCGAGGGTCGACATGCCGTCGACGGCGGTGGCCGTGTCGGTACCGGTGACCGCGACGGTCAGGGTGCTCGAGGCGTCCGTCGCGGTGCCCGTGTCAGAACCGCTGGCGGCCGCGACGGGCGAGGACGCATCGGCCGCGGTGGCGGTGTCGGATCCGGTGACCTGGACAACGAGCGCGGACGCATCAGCCGCGGTGGCGGAGTCTGAACCGGTGACCGCGACGGTCAGCGAGGACGAGGCGTCGGTGGCGGTCGCGGTGTCGGTGCCGGCGACCGGTGTGGGGCCGCCGCCGGCCGCAGCTGGGGCGACTCGGAACGACGGCCGGTGTCCGCCGCCGGGTCGGGTGCGGGGCACGCCGTAGCGGATCAGGTTGGACACGGCGTCTCCCTCCGCTCGGTGCTGGTCAGATCAGCGGCGGGGTCACTCGCTCCACTTGAAGTACACCTGGAGGGCTTGGCCGGTGCCGTTCTCGACGAGGATGCCGACGCCGGCGTTGGCGGCTGCGTCGACACAGAGGTCGAAGTCATCGAAGGTCCACACGAACCCGGAGCCGACCGCGGCGCCGAGGACGGCTCGGAAGCCGAGGTCCGTGGTCGTCGGCGCGGTGCTGGAGTAGGTGTTCCTCAGTGCCGCGACCGCCGCTTCGGGGTTCCTGGGGTTCATCGCCACTGCGCCGAGTGATGCGCCGGGGGTGCCGGCGGTCGTGAGGCGGCAGAGCTTGAGCGCCACCGCGGTCGAGGTGGTGTTGAAGACACCGATCTCGCGGATGCGGGGCAGCACCGCCGCGGAGCCGACGAGGGCGGCGACCGGGAGTGTGGTCGAGCCCGCGGAGGTCAGTCCGCCGGCAACGAAGTTGGCCATCAGAATCTCCTGGGTGGCTGGACGAGGATCGGCGGAAGGGCAGGTCCGCCGCCGCCGGACTTCAGAATTTCGATGGCGCCTGTGGTGAAGGAGGCGCCGGTCGGGGTGGAGAGCCCGACGGACGTGGTGGCGCCAGTCAGGTCGCAGTGGGCGCCGTACTGGGTGCTGTCGGTGCTCGAGAACTGGTACATGTCCTCGACGGCCGACGCGAGCCACGCGCGCGACGCGCCGCTGCCGCCGGACCAGTCGCCGACGGCGACGATGCCGAGGTTGCCTGAGGCGCCGGACAGGCTGGCGGACGACCCCGTGGTCGAGGTCGCCGTGTTCGGCGTGGCGGCGAGGCTGTAGCCGTCCGCGGTGGGGCAAACGTAGAGGGTGCCGTTGTGGATGCTGTTCGACGCGGCGAGGACCGAGCAGGTCACGACGACGCTGGAGCCGGCGCTCGAGGCGACGGCCGTCCAGATGTAGACCCGGGTATGGCTCGCGGCGTTGGCCGCGAGGCGTTGCGTGAACGTGAGCCCGGTCCCGGACGGCGGGTTGAGGGTGTTCGCCTGGTCCCAGGTGACAGCCGCGACCACCACGACGTCGCCGACAGCGAGCGTCGGGATCGTCCACGACAGCGTGCGCTGGTCCTGGGTGATCGCGACGTTGCCGGAGACGACAGTCAGCGCCATCTGTCAGTCCTCAGAGAGTGGGATCGACGAACGAGAACTGGACCGAGCGCACGTCGCTCGCGTTCGACAGCCCGAGGTTGCTCAGCGTGCCCTTCTGGGTGACCGTGACGTCGGTCTGCGGGTCGAGCTTGATCCACAGGTTGCCGCGCTTCTTGTCGGGCAGCATGGCCCAGGCCGGCGAGGTGCCGGTGTTCCTGGTCCAGAGGAAGATGACCGGCCCGTCGCAGCCGGTCGCCTTCGTCGAGACGCCATCCCAGGTGTACCGGCAGTCGATGAGCACATAGCCGGTCCGGTCGGGCAGCGGGAGCTCGATCGCGAACTCGTTGTACGCCTCGCCGCGCGCGTTGTGGTCGCAGGTGCCGATGGGCATGTCGCCGCCAGCCCTCAGGCGATCGTGATCGTGACAGTGAGAGCCCAGGCGCCGGAGACCTTCGTGCCGAGCGACTCGACCTTCCGGTTCAGCATGACCGCGTTGACCGTGGTGCCGTCCGCGACCGTGGGGGTGCCGATGTCGAGGCACCACTCCTGCCAGGCGAAGTTTGCCTCACCGGTGGCGAAGGTCGACTTGGCGGTCACGACCCCGTTGGACTGCTGCGGGTAGGTGGCGTCCATGACCTTGAACTGCCGGTTGGCGGAGCCGGCCGAGGCCTGCAGGTCGGTCTGTCCGACCGCGGCGGCGGTTGTGGAGTTCCCGACGCCGAGCCGCGCGGACGTGTTGGTCAGGGCCTGGCCGCCGGCGCCGATCAGCAGCGACGTGAGCCGGTTCAGGCCTGCGGTGGTGAGGAGGTTCCCGGCCGCCTCGGCGACGTCGTACGGGGCGACGTGAGCGGCCAGGAGGTCACCGGACGGGACGAGGACGCCGGTGCGCCGGGCGACCCAGTCGACCTGCTCCTGGTCCCACTTCTCGACGAGGGCGTGGGGGCGCCAGGTGAAGCCGTCCTTGCTGGGCAGGTCGGCGAAGACGCTGCCGGCGTCGTGTGCGATGGAGGTCTCGTGCATGACCGGTTCTCCTAGCTCAGAACTCGATGAGGTTGTCGTCGACCGCGCGGAGCGCCCGGCCGAGGAGGATCAGCGCGACGCCGCCAAGGAAGACGCCCGCGTGGATGAGGTTCTCGGTGACCGAGCCCTGGTCGAAGCGGCGCGGCTTCTTGGCCATCGGACTACTCAGCCCTGGGCGTGGTGTTGAGGCCCGCGAGGAGGAAGGCTGCAGAGACCTCGCCGCTCCAGAGCGTGACCTCGAGCTGGCCGATCCAGCCCTTGGCGAAGCAGTAGGCGACCAGGGGTGCGCCGACGACGTTGGCGATGTAGATGGCGGCGCGGACTCGGCGCGGCGGGTTGAGGTTCACGGCTTCTCCTGGTTGCGGTGGATGGCATCGACGTCCACGGCCCGGAAGTCGGCGCACTCCGATGCCAGGACGACGTGCGGCTTGAGGGCGAGGCCGGCCGCGAGGATCTCCGACGACTTGGCCGCGCCGGCGGAGACCGACATGGCGTTGATGACGAGGATGCGGACGACGACGCCGGTCTTCTTGTGGCGCATCCTGGCGAGCACGGCTTTGTGGTCGCCGCCCACATCGACCGCGACAGTGGAGAGCACCTCCCAGCCCAGCCGGGGGACCGTCATCCACAGCACGCCATCGCCGACGACCCGGCGACCCGTGAGGCGCGCTGCAAGGGGGCCGCTGACGTTCATGTCGCCGCCCTTGAAACGGGCCGGGACCTTGGCGAGCTTCGTCATGAAGGCCGACCGTGCCTTCGGCGCTCGAGGCGGTGGGGCGTGGCCCGCAGCGACTGGGAACGACAGGCGCTTGCGAGGTGGCGTGGTCACGACGCGCGCGCGGAGGATGGATCGCCGACGGATCCCGCCGCCCTCACTGGTCGCGTTCGAGCCGACGACGACAGTCGGGTCGAGGAGGTCGCCGAACGACTTGCGCACGCCGAGTGCCGACCCGGACTCGGCGGAACCGAGGTCGCCGGGCTGGAACCAGTGGTAGGCGGCCTGCTGACGCCGAGCCCACTCGATGCCCTCTCGCCAGGTGCGCCCAGAGAGCGGCCTGGGGCCGTCGTCAGGACCACCCCGGCCCTCGCGTCCGAGGCCGTTGAAGCCAGCGTCGACAGCGTCGATCTGGTACCGCGCAGGGCCGTTGTGGGGGCAGTCACGCAGCACGCCGTGCGTGTGTCGGTTGCTCGCGAAGGCTCCGGTTGTTCGAGCCCAAGTGGCGTCGGCGCCCATCTGCCGCGCGACCTCGACAGCCTCGCGCTGGGTCTGGCCGATGTCGAACGCGCCGCCCTTGGAGTGGACGCCAGCGCTGGCGGGGGCGTTGCCGATCAGCTGGAAGATGTCGATGTTGAACTGGATGACGCCGCGCCGAAGCAATTCGGCCTCGTAGACGGGGAGCCATTGCACGAGGCACGGGCAGGCCGGGCGGCCGCGGAGCGTCACGGCGTAGGACGGCAGGGTGCTCATCAGCACTGGCTCCAGACGCCGTGCTCGATGTAGCCGTGGAACGGCTCGCTGGTCTCGGGACCGCCTGTGATGAGGATGCTGTTGCTGCTGCCGTCCCCGGGGCGCACGCTGATCGTGCCGTCGTCGTGCTCGCGGACGGTGTGGATGCTGAGCATTCCGTAGCGGCCGGTCGGATCGATGACGCCCCAGACGCCGCCGGTCAGGTTGCCGGCGAAGCGCGGGTCGTCGGCGTCGCCCCACCAGCGTCGGTCCTGGGTGTTGTCGCGGACGTTGAGCGGCCGTGGGTAGTCGGGGTGCTTGTCGCGCACGGTGACGCGCCAGTAGTCGCCCGGCTGGAGGTCGTCGTACTCGATGGGGAACGAGCCGATCGGGGCGTCGGGAAGTCGTCGTCCCTGCATGGGTGCCTCCTTCGGGCAGGCGGAGATGGCGTCGAGCAGCTGCGCGACGCGGACGCGGAGACGGGTCAGGGCTCGTCGGGGAACGCGAGCCGCAGGGCGTTCTTCGCGGTGTCGAGCTCGGCGCGGCAACCGGCGAGTTCCCGCTCGAGGTCCGTCACCCGGGCCTTCAACCCGGCGACGTCGCCCTCGAGCTCGTGGATCTCCCGGTCCTGCCGGTCGATGGTGTCGGTGTAGTAGGTCTTCGCCCGCTCGAACGCCTCAGCCTCGATCACCGCGCGGCTCGTGGTGTCGGTGTTCTTCACCGACGCGTTCGCGGCTGCACGCTGCGAGGCGAACGCCGCCAGCGCAGCGACGACCGCGACAACGACCGACGCGATGCTGGTGAGCAGCGGCGCGTCGATCGCGTAGGCCGCGAGCTGCTCGGCGGCGTAGACAGGCATCAGTCGGCTCCGGGGTTCACCAGGCCGGAGATGGCCCACCACAGGAAGGCGACTAGCCCCCACGCCAGCACGCCGGAGATCCCCTGGTGGGGCGCGCCCATGATGATCCCCACGGCGTAGAAGGCGGCCCACCCGGCGGAGAGCCCGGTCATGGTCGTGTAGCCCCACGTCTCGGACGCTGGCGGCCAACGGGAGGAGAGGATCGCCAGGAGCCCGACCAGAATCCACACGCCGCCCCACGCGGGCAGCGGCATCCAGCTGATTGCGAGCTGTAGTGATGCCTCCCGGGACGGGGTCGCCTCCGAGAAGATGTACGACAGGCCGATGCACACGTAGACCGCGCCCGCCACCGCGAGCACCAGCGAGTGCCGTTGCCACGGCCGCAGGGTGAGCAGGTGTCGGTAGGGGTTCACGGTGCCTCCCACATCGGGCTAGTCGGTCCCGGACAGGTCGTTGACTGTGAGCCGAATGAGCGTGTTCATCTGTCGGGTCAGCGCCCGAACTTGGGCGATGACCTGCGCGTTGGTCGGCGATGTGAGCGCGAGGAAGGCCCGGTTCCCGGTCAATGCCGCGTGGACCTGGTCCGCCAACGTCGCGCGGTTCGCTTCAGCTTCGGCCTTCGCGGCGCGCTCGTCGGCTGCCGCGTTGTCCTCCGCGGTGTACGGCGCCGTTGCGTAGGGGGTCTCGGTGAAGTCGTAGTGCAGCCGCGTCTCGTCGTCGGTCCAGTAGCGCCGGTCGCCGGCCGGCCAGGCGTCCTCGGGGATCACGAGGCCTCCTCCACCGTCAGGACGCCCTCGAGGCTGCGGTCTGCGAAGCCCATCGGCGTGATGGTGATCTGGTCAGACCCGTCGGTGTACCTCGAGCCGCCGATCACGATGTCGGTGTACGCGGGCATCTGGTTCGCTCGCGAAGTGTCGATGGTGCCCGCTAGGCGCACCAGCTGCAGGGACCGAACCTGCACGAACGGCGCGCGGGTCCCGCCCAAGTTCGTGAGCTGGGTGGATGACAGCTCGAGGCCCTCAGCCCAGCCCATGCGGGCACCAGCGAGCAGGAACATGCCGGTGAGCACCGAGTCGGCGCGGGCCGGAGTGATGACTCCCATCGGGGTCAGGTCGACCCACTTGGTCTTGCGCCCGAATGCGTTGGCCGCAGCCGCCGACCCGATCGTCCTGGTGCTGTAGGTCGAGGCGCCGGACAGGTAGGTCCCGACGAGGTGGGTGGCGAACTCGTCATCCGCCGGGGTGAGCCCGCGGCCGGCGACGACATGGGGCACCACCCACAGTGGTGTCGTCGGATCCGCTTGCATGACGATCAGTGCGTTCGGCGTGACCGACCAGCGCAGGCCGTTCTCGTTCGCGTAGTTGTCGAGCAAGTACGCGAGCTTCATCTTCGGGTCCGGGCTCGTGCCGCCCCAGGTGGCTGCGGAGACCGAGCCGCCCCAGCTGATCTCGCCGCGGGCGCCTGCGCCGGCGATGGCGGCGTCGGGAACGGTGGTTGGCACGTTGGACGAGTCCATCGCCAACGCCGTCTCCGCCTGGTGCCACAGGCCGATCGCCTCGTACTCTCCGGTCGACCCCGGTTCCAAGAGCGTGCCGATCCAGACGCAGAGGCCCGCTTCGTAGATCTGCACGAGCTGGTTGCCGCGCAGCAGCGGGTGCCGGAAGTCGGGGTCCATGGTCCACGACGCGGCCTCGGAGCCGTGCTTGCCGTACTCGATGGTGACAGGGCCGTAGGAGGCGGAGGGGGCGAGGATGGACAGCCAGACGCCGCCGATCTTGACGCTAAGACTCCGCATGGGTGTGGGACCTGCGGTAGTGCTCGAACGACACGGAGGCGTCGGTGACGTTGGGCGTCACGGTGAAAGTGACGGAGCCGTCGGGGTCGAAGAGGTGGCCGGTCTGGTCGCACAGGATGGCGGACGTTGCGGGGGTGAAGGCGTCGGACCAGTCCGCGGCGGTGCCGATCATGATCGACCCGTTCGGCTCGTCCAGCGACGGGGCCGCGATCTTGAGCCGGTTCGCGGACCCGCCCGGCGACGGGGCCGCCGACCCGCAGTCGACGACCGTGAGACGCCCGCGCTCGGTGGCGAACAGGTACGCCTCGTCGAAGTAGACGAGCTTGGTGCTGTTGTCGCCGGCCTGGATCTCCACGAGCGTTCGGCCCGCGACTCCGGCTCGTGCGACGGGCAGCGGGAACGATGCGATCGGGAAGAGGTAGTTGGTTGGCGCGATCGCGGGGAAGGTGATTGTGGTCGAGCCCTGTAGCAGGACGCCGCCGATGATCCCGCCGGGCAGGGCGGCGTAGACCGACCAGAACATGGTGGTGGAACCGACGAAGCCGGACGCCGCCCGTACCCAGAGCTGGCAGCCGCCCTCGGGGATCGCGGTGTTCGGGATGCTGAACTGGGAGACCGTGTCGAGGAGGTTGTAGGCGCCGGAGACGCGGGTGGAGTCCGCGGTGACTGCGCTCGAGGCGACGCGCCACTGACGCAGCGGCGGGGAGTAGCCGCCCATGACCGGGTGTGAGAACACGACGGTGGTGCCGAGCGCCGTGGTGGGGTGCTGGACGAGGATGGTCCCCTCGGTCGGCAGCGATCCGCCAGGGTTGATGGTGCGCGACAGCTGTCGGGCGGTGCCGGAGATCGGCAGGGTCGCGGCGGTCTGCACGAGGTCGATCTCGAGGGTCGCGCTGCCGGTGCTCGCGGGGTGGACGATGCCGAACTGGATCCACGCGAGCGACGTGACCGAGTCGGGCACCTGGTACCACGAGCGCGTGAACCCAGCGACGGCCCCGGGCTCGCGCCGGACTTCGGGAAGGTTCCCCGTCGTGGCGTTGGTCTGGGCTCCGACGATCGAAGGGATCGACGTCTTCCAGTCGATCGAGATGTACTTTTCGGTCGACGTCGAGACCGCAGCCGTGCGCCGCAGTGCCGAGCCGTAGAGGCCGGCGCCGATGCTGGTGGCCGGGTTGTACGTCGACCGCACCGCGCCAGAGACGACGGAGAGCGTCGCGCCCGCGGGTGAGAGGACGGCCCAGTTGGTCGTGGACGCGGCGCTGTCGATGACTGTCGGCGTCGCGGTGGCGACCGCCGGGGTGATGATCTTGGTGGCGCCGCGGGCGCCCGGGAGGGCCTGCAACGCGATCGCGTACGACCGGCGAAGGAAACGCTCCCCGATCGAGCCGACCGAGTCCATCTTGTGGTCGAGCCGCGACCAGACCACGTCGAAGACGGTGAGTGCCGCCGTAGGCGACGGCGGCTGCCACTTCAGCTCCGCCGGCTTGCCGACCACGGCGACGAGCGCCTTCTCCGCCGCGGCCAGTCCGGCGCCGCCGGAGGCCTTGATGGTCAACGCGATTGACGGCTCACGGTTCTCGTCGCGCAGCTTGATCACCCGGGACCCGCTGGTCATCAGCGACAGGAGCGTCACCGTGATCGGCTGCGGGTTTCCCCAGTGGGTCTCGGGATCGAGGACGTTGAACGAGTAGGTCTCGCCCGAGGTAGCGTCGGTGTAGACGACGGTCTGCCCGTTCGCCACGAAAACGAGGCCTCCCAGCGACAGGCTGTGGATGGAGTTCGCGACGTAGCTCATCAGCGTCTCCTCGATCCCGTGCGCGACGCGCGTGCTGCGACGCTGTTGAGCGCCTGCGCGTAGTGCTCGGAGGCCGTGATCGTGTTCGCCGCCTGCGCGGCCGTCTGATTCGCCACCGTCTGGTTCAGCGTGTCGAGCTTCGACGAGATGGTCGCCAACTCCTGCGTCTGCTGAGCGATCTGCGCGCCGTACTGCTGGTCGCCGACACGGCTCGCCGCGGTCGTCGTGAGCTGGTCGCGCTGGCCGTAGAGCGAGGCGTACTGACCGAGCTGCTCGTCGGAGTAGCCGGCGAGGACCTCGAGGCCCTTCAGGCCTCCGTGCTCGGCCGCGTCCCGGAACGCGCCGCCAGTCAGGCCGCGGGCCATGAGCGACTGGGAGAGCTCGTCGTAGCGCTGGGCGTTCGAGACGTCCTCTTGCAGCGCTGCGAGCGGGTCGACCGACGTAGCGCCCTTGAGCCATGACGGGAGGCCCTGGGTCTTGCGCTCGGCCCAGATGTCCGAGGTGAGGCTGCCCTTGATGTTGCCGACGAGCTGGTTGCGCTGCCCGGTGGTGTCGTCGAGCCGCGACTGGGCATCCTGCCGGAGTTGCTCACCGAGGGCGCGCAGGTCGTCGAGCGCCTTCTCGCGCTTCTCGCGGGCGTCCTCGCGCTGCTGCTGGCGGGCCTCGCGCTGCTCGCGATTCTTTGCCGATCGGAGGTCGGCGCGGGCCGCCTCGAGCTGGAGCTCCATCACCTTGCGGTCGAGGCCGCGGACGGCGAACTCGCCCTTGTTCTTGCCCTTGTCGACCCGGTCCTTGAGTTGACGGCTCAGGTCGACGACCTCCTGTAGCGCCTGAGCGATCGCCAGTCGGTCGTCGAGCGTCCTGCGGCCACCGACCACGCCGCCACCCGCGAAGCCAGGGAGGTGGCCGTAGCGAGAGGAGAGCATCCCCCAGTCGCGGCGCACGAGCTCCTGCGGGATGACGACCTCGCCGCGGTGGACGACGCCGGCGACCTCGTGCTTGTCGCCGGCGCCGGTGTAACCGCCCGTGTCGAACTGGAAAGGCTTGAGCCCGGTGCGGACGGTGTTGACCGCGACGGTGATCGTCTTGGAGACGAGGTGGGAGAGCTCGGCGTTGAGGCGCTGGACCTGCCCGGTCGCGGCATCCGCGCCCTCGACGCCAACCTTCGCGACCCGCGATTTCGGGATTGCGAGGAGACTGTCGGCCAGCCGCACGGCCGCGTCGTGAGGGACCCTCATCGACTCGGCGACCTGGATGAACGTTCGCCGCGCCGCCTGGAACCGCTCCTCATTGTTCCGCACGGCGGCGGACTGGCCGTTCCACGCGTCCGCGAGACCCTGGAGCGCGGACCGGTTCGCCCGGCCGGCCTCGGTGTACTGGTTCAGGCCCTTCGCTCCGGTCGCGGCCTGCTCCCGCGCGTCCGCGATCGCCTGCCCCCACGCAGTCTCAGCGCCGAAGGCCGACACCGCGGCGTCGCGCTGCTTCAGCATCGCCTTCATCAGGTCCTGGATCGACGTCGTCGCCGCGGCCGCCGACTCACCGGCCTCGTCAGCGCCGCTCGCGTACTTCTCGTTTCCGCCGGAGGCATCCTCGGCCGCCGTGGCTGCGTTCTCGAGCGCGGTCGCATACTCGGGAAAGCGCTTCGCCGCGTCGTCGGCCGAGACGCCGACCTTGTCCGCCATGTTGACCAGCTCGTCGAACGCGGCGGCAGCGGTCTCGGCGTCGCCAGACTCGACCATGGCGGCCAGCGCGTCGTCGAGGCTACTGATGGTGTCGCTCGCCGCCTCGAAGCCGCTCGGGTCCCAGGACGAGACCCAGGACAGCGGGTTCGCGTTGCGCTGCCACTTGTCGTCGATGTCCTGGAACGCCATGGCGACGTTCTCGAGGTTGTCGACGACGCGGCCGTCGGCGAGTGCGACCAGGTCGCGCTCGAGGCTGCTGGAGTCGACCCGGGTGTGCGCCAGCTCGTCGAGGGAGTGCTGGAGAAGGTCAGCGACTGTCACGACGGCCGCTAGGCCAGCCCCAGCGGTCGCAATGCCCCGCAGGCCACGGCTGGCCTTCTCGCCAGACATTCCGACCTGGTCAAGAGCCTCGCGGGTCTGGGAGATGCCGCGGACGACCTTCGTGCCGAACCACGCTGCGCCGGAGGTGATGGCGGTGACCGCGAGCAGTCCGGTGACCGTGGACTGGATCGGCTGCGGGGCCTTCGAGAAGGCGCTCGTCATCGCCGAGGTACCTTCGGCGACCTTCGCGATAACCGGCAGCAGGGTGTCGCCGATCTCGATGCCGGCGTCGCGGATGTTGTTCATCGCGACCTGGGCCTGCGCGCCGGTCGTCTGGGCGCGCTTGCCGTACTCGGTGGTCAGCGCAGAGTTCTCTTCCCACGCCGACGCCGACTGGTCGAGCGCCGTGGTCAGGGAGTCCCCGGCGCCGGCGAGCCGCAGCATCACCTGCAGGTTCTGCGTGCCCTTGATACCCATCGCGTCCAGCGCCGATGCAACGTCCCCACCAGACGCCTGGATGCGACCCAGCCCCTGGATGAACGCGTCGAACGCCCGGACCGGGTCGCTCTCCCACGCCTGCGCGAACTGCTGCGCCGTCATCCCTGCCGTGGCGGCGTACTGCTCGAGGTACTTCCCGCCGGACGCGACCTGGGTGTTGATGCCGACCAGGACGCGCTGCACGGCGCCACCGCCGAGCTCGGACTCGATGCCGAGGTTCGCCATGGCCGCCGACAGCGCCAGTACGTCGGACTCGCTGGCACCGATCAGCGCGCCGGCGCCGGCGACCCGCTGCGCCATGGAGACGATCTGGGCCTCGGTCGAGGCGCCCTTGTTGCCGAGGTCGACGATGGTGTTGGCGATCTCGTCGACGTCACCGGCCGCCGTCTGCATCACGTTCATGAACTGCGCGATGTCAGTGGCGGCCTGGTCGGCGGTGAGGTTGGTGGTCTCACCCATCTCGACCATGACCTTGGTGAAGTCCGCGACGTCCTCAGTCGCCACACCCAGCTGACCGGCCGCCTCGGCGGTGGCGGCGATCTCCTGGTGGGTGGCCGGCATGGTGCGGGCCATCTCGCGCAGCTCGCCCTCGAGTCCTGAGAGCTGGGAGCGGGTGCCATCGACGGTCTTCTCGACCCCGGCGAACTGGGACTCCCAGTCGACCGCGGCCTTCCCCGACGCCACGAGCGCCGCGGTGGTGGCCAGCGCCACCTTCCCGGCGGTCGACGCGAGCTTGTCGACCGACTGGTTCGCCCGTGAGGACGACCGCTCGGCCTGGGTCATCGCCCGGTCGAACTCGGTGCCGAACTCCTTCGACGCCCGGATGGCCTGGGCGGTGTCCATGGAGAGCCGTACGACGACGGACCGGGCCTCGGCTCCCATGGACACCTCCCTCACGGACGGGGCGACGACCGGGGGAGTGGTCGTCACGAGCTGGTGGTGGTGACGCCCAGCACGAACGGAGGCATCGGCTTGTCAGCCGGCCGGGACGATCCGCCGAGCCGGTAGATGACGTCGCGGCCGGCGAGTGCCGAGCAGGCGAAGCACTTCACCGAGTGGGTGTCGTCGTAGTAGCCGTCCATCTCGGTGTGCCAGGCGACGGTCTTCTTCTCGCCGCACTCGCAGAGGGTCTGCTCGTACAGCTCGAGGCCTCGGAGAAGGACCTGGTCCTCGAGGGTGAACGCCGGCGACTGGATCACCTTCACGACCCGCGCCGGCGTGCCCGGGGGTCGCCGTGGTGGCTGGGCGGGGTCCTGGTCGTCGTAGACGTACGTCTGGGTCTGCACTCGCAGCCCGCAGAAGATCGTCGGTGCGACGCCGAGCTGGCGAGCGATTCGGATCTCGGTGCGGGCTACTTGGCCTTCGGGCTCACCGAGAAGCCGAGCGATTTTGGGATGTCGATCCGCCCGGTGCACACCTCGGCGGCGGTCTTCCACAGCTCCTGCCACGACGTCACCGGCAGCGTCTTGCGAAGCTGTCGTGCTTCCTCGACGGTGATCTTCGGCTCGACCGAGCACTCGGCGACCAGGAGCTCGTGGTACGGCTTGAGGTCGGCGCCGTCTTCCTTCGGGTAGTGCGCGGCGTTGAAGGTGGAGAGGTCGTCGGACGACATGCCGCGGAAGAGCGGGAGCCACATGTGCTCGGCCATCTGGACGCGGATCTCGTCGGCGCGGGCGTTGAGCCGGGTCGCGCGAGCGGTCTTGGACTCCTCGCCAATGGAGGCCTCGGGATCGTCGGTGACCTCGCCGTTGACGTCGAGCAGGCCGGCGAGCTCGGCGATGACGTCGTCGTACTCGGCGACCAGGTCCCCAGCCAGGCAGACGCGGGCGCGCTTCTCCGGCAGGCGGGCCGCGGCGAGGACGTCGGCGACGCTCATGGGCGCCTTGGCGGCGACGGCGGCCTCCGCGAGCGCGGCGGGGTCCGGGATGGGCGGGGCGGTCGGTGGCCGGGTGAACGCGTCGGGCGTCTGGGTGCCGGGGTCGCCGAGGGACTGGTCGGTGGTGTTCATGGTGGTGCTCCTGTCGAGGTCGTCGAGGTCGTCGAGGTGGGCGTCGAGGTGGTGATGCTGGCGAAGGGGTGGCGGGCGACCTCGACGTACGCCCGCCACCCCGGCTCGGAGGTGGCCCCGGGTCAGGCCGCTGCGATGTTCGGGTACATCTGCTGCGGCTCCAGCGGGATCCGCTTCTTGATGTAGCCGCCCATGTCGGAGGGCTCCTGCGGGAGGTCGGTGAGCACCGAGCCGCCGAGGTAGATCTCGTCGCCCGACGCCCACGCGGCGGTCTCGAGCTTCCCGGTCTTCCGGGCGTAGATCCACAGCGTGGTGCCCTTGACCTTGGTCGCAGTGAAGAGCGAGTCCTCGGTCGGGTCCGCGACACCGGTGCTGGCGTTGAAGAACCGGAAGATCGTCATGCCGGCCTGGAAGTTCGACGCCGCCAACGCGTTCACGTTGTTGATGTCGGCGAGCGCCTTTTCCGCGACCTTGTCGGAGTCGGTGGGCGACCACTGGAAGTCCGAGGAGAGCACCCGCGCGGCCGCGTTGATGCCGGCGTTCAGCTCGGCGATGGTGGGGGCCGCCGCGTTCGCCGGCGCCGTGGTGAGGATCGCGAGCTTGATGTGGCCGTCGGCCAGGCTCTTGGGCATGGTGTTACTCCTTCGCCCCGGCGGCCGGGGTCTCGGTGGTGCCGCCAGCGGCGGACGCCGCGGCGGAGTCGGTGGCCTGCCCGCCGGCAGGCGGCTGACCTTCGGTCAGTCCCGACGGCTGCTCGACGTCGACGTCCTGGTCGGCGTGCGGCTCGGGCAGCGGGTCGGTGCCGACGACGGCGCGGACTGCCTCGAGCAGCTCGTCGTGCTTCTTCAGCCCGGTGGTGTCGATCCCGGCCTTCTCGGCGAAGGCCTTGATCTCCTTGACGGTGGACTCCTCGGTCGGCGCCGGGCCGAGGTCACCGTCGAGCGCACGCTGGGACGGGGTCTTCTCGATGAAGCGGCCGAGCACCGGGTCGCCGATCCAGTGGGCGGGGACGCGCTGCTTCAGGTCGGTGCGGGTGTCGACGACCTCGACGAAGTCGCTCATCAGAACGCCACCACCCGGAGCTCGACCGACGCGGTGGCCGAGCAGGTGAGCTTCACGACCTGCGTGATCGGGTCGGCGAGGTCGACCGCGAACGGGCCGAAGATCGCGACCGCACCGGCCGCGACCGCGGTCACGATGTCCGGGCGGGCCTGGCCGTAGGTGTCGTTGCCGGGCGTGTCGATCGTGACGTTGATCGACGCTCCTGAGCCGTTGCGGACGATGACGCGGGACCCGATCGGGACGGTGTCGCCGCCCGCAGCTGGCGTGATCGGGGCGATGGTGGTGCCCGTGACCACCGTGGTCAGGGCAGGCAGGTTGGCCATGGGTTCTCCTGGTGGTGAAGGCCCCGGGCCGGTCCCGGGTCAGGTGTGGGCGGTGAGGCGGTACTCGAGGGGCGCGTAGTGCCGCTCGGGCGTGACGGTGTTGTCGATGAGCAGGGGGACGTCGCGTCCGGGGGTGGGCATCAGCTGGCCGCACTGGGCCCCGGAGACGACCGGCGCCCAGCCGCGCAGCAGGGTGTCGATGCGGCCGACCAGCGCTAGGAGGTCCTGCACGTCGCCGGCGGCCGCGGTGACGGCGTACGGCACGTCGCGGTCCCGGAACGGGTCGACGGCGCCGGCCGCGGACCGCTCGTCGTCGCGCTCGCGGCCGATGCCGGGGAAGACGACGAAGTAGGGCTTGACCCGCAGGTCCTCGCCGGGGACCTTCACGGGCGGGTCATCAGGGGTGTTGGTCACGCCGGGGAGCCCGTTGAGGGCGCCGACCTTGCCGAAGTACCCGGTCGCGTTCGTGACTCCGGTGAGGCGGGTAGCCACGGCGAGGCCGAGGAGGCGAAGGTCGATCGGCATCAGAGGACCTCGCTGGCGGCCGCCTGGGCCAGCGCGCGGGTGTAGCCGTCGATCTGCCGGTCGTACGCCGGCCCCAGGAACGGCGTCCCGGGCTGCGTCGAGGTGCCGTACTCCTGGTAGATGCCGTAGTCGACAGTCGGCCCGATCTCGGCGCTCATGGCGCCGGACCGGCCGTCGCCGGACAGGGTCGTGGAGATCGAGGCGCGTAGCGTGCCGGTGTCGACCGGGGCGAGCGCCTGGGCGCCGGCCTCGATGGCGTGCGCCGTTCGTCGCAGCACCATCGCGCTGACCGCACCGATGCGTGCACCAGCGCCGGCGATGCGGGACGCGACCGCGCGGGCCTCGGAGACGTCGATGTCGATGCCCACGGTTGGCCTCCTCCCGGGTCAGCTGTTCAGCACGCAGTAGAGGACCCGCTCGAAGCGGAGTGACCCGAGCTCGATCGACACGACCTTCAGCGTCTGGCCGTCGAGCAGCTGGTCGCCGGAGCCGGTGACGTTGACCAGGTCGTTGATGGCGCCGAGCTCGGTGGCCGGGATGGTGACGGAGTATCGGGCGATCGTCTCGGGGTCGTCGGCGGCCAGGATCTGTCGCGCCTGCGTATCGAGCTCTTCGACGCGGCAGGTGCCGGCGTAGTACGGCGGGTTCGGGACCGCGACGTTCTCCTGCGCGGCGTCGGACCAGGTCTGGGTGGTGCCCGGGTGCCGGATGGTGCACGCGGCGGTGCCGGTGGCAGCGGAGATGCTCTGGGGCGCGGTCTGCCAGTCGGGGTGGATGACGGGGGAGCCGGGTCGGCCGGTGTGCTGGCGAAGCATCAGCAGATCCCGGTGAAGTCGACGACCTCGAAGTGGCCGTCGGCGTCGTCGTCGGTGACAGCCTGCTCGCGCAGCGAGGCGGCCCGCTCCCGGAGCGCCGCGGCGACCTTCGGGCCGTCGGTGGAGAGGCCGGTCTGGGTGCGGATGACCTTGGAGACGAGGGCCTCGTTGTCGGCGATCATGTCGCAGGCCTGTGCGGCCGCGCGCTTGATCGAGCCGCCCTCGAGGTCGAGGAAGGTCTGGATCTCGGTTGTGGTGAAGACGACGTTGCCGGGGTCGTCGGGCCGGTAGTCGTTGATGAGGACGCGGACCTTGTCGACGTCGGTCAGGACAGCCACGGTCGCCTCCTCGAGGTGGAGCGGGGATGGGTACGGCCCGGCCCGATGACCTGGGCCGGGCCGTACCTGTGGAGCTCAGGACTCCTTCGGGGTCCCGTACTTCTCGCGGAGCTCGTCGCGGTTGAGACCGCCCTCGTCCTTGGGCTTGGTCTCCTCCTCGGGCGCGCCCTTGCTGGCGGCGTACGCCGCCCACGCGTCGCGTGAGGCGTTGCCGTCCGGCTCGGAGACCGGCTGGAGGTTCGCCGGCGGGATCTCCGGGAACACCGGAGCCGGCTCGGTGACGGCCACGACCTCGCCGTCGACCTCCTCGGGCGGCATCTGGCCGGTGACGATCCCGACGTAGATCCGGCCGGTCTGCTGGCCCTCCGCAGGGCCGTCGCCCTTCTTGGGCTTCTCCGAGGGCTGCACGTACATGCGACCCATGGCGATCAGGCCCCGATGTAGGCGAGCGCGGCCTTCGGCTCGAGCAGCGCGCCACCGAAGACGTGACGCACCTTGTAGTCGATGCCGTCGGTCTCGAACGAGCCCTCCTCGGCCCCCACGGTGCCGCCGCCGACGCGGACGGCGTTAGGGGTCTTCAGGAACAGCTCCGGCGCCTCGTGGCCGGCGAGGAACCCGACCTCCATCGCCGGCCGGCCGACACCCGGGTCCGCGAAGAGGTACCAGGTGGTGTTCTTGTTGGCCGAGACGTCGATGATCGGCAGCCACGGGTTGACGACCACCTCGGCGACCTGGCCGCCGATCCAGTTGCGAGCAGTGATCTGGTCCGCGGCCGCCGTGCCGCCACCACCGGTGGCGACGCGGATCTCGGTGGCGTTCATGATGTTCTGCGCGGCCACGGCCAGCGCCGGCGGGACCACGAGCCGCACCTGGCCGGTGAAGATCGGGTTGCCGTCGGTGTCCGTCTGCGCCCACAGCGCGCTGAGCGCGGTGGAGAGCTTGCCGACGTCGAGGCCGACGCCGCCGGTGGTGATGCGACGGGAGCCGGTGTAGAAGGCGGCGTCGGGGCCGGTGGAGTCGACGTACAGCTCGGTGGCGAACCGCTCCTCCGACATCCGGGCTGCCTTGGCCAGGCGGGACGGGGTCTCGCGCAGGGCGTCGAGGTCGTCGTTGACGAAGACCTCCCACAGGAACGGCACGCGGCGGCCGAACTTGGAGACCGCGTAGTCGTACTTGCCCTCGGTCAGCGCCGCCTCGGGGTACTCCGCGCCCGGGCCGACCGGGGACAGCACGCCCTCGGCGCCGTCCATCGTGAACATCCGCTTCTTGCGGAAGTCACGGACGGTGCCGCGGCGGGCCAGCTGCGCCCAGATGGTCGGCCACTCGCGGTACTTGCCGAGCATCGACCGGTCGATGATGTCGCCGAACAGCAGCGGGAAGTCCGAGGTGGACATCGCCTCCTGCAGCCGGTACATCGGGGTGCGGCCCTCGACGACGGCGGCCACCAGCTTGGCCGCCTCCGAGAAGGAACGCACGTAGCGGGGGTCGTCGCGGCGCATGGAACGCACGCCACGGCCGTCCTCCCGCGCGTTGAACATCCGCTCGATGCTGACGTCCTCGGCCTTGACGGTCTCGAGGAGGTCCAGGAACTCGCTCATGGTGTTGGTTCTCCTCGGGGGATCAGGCCGGCGCGTCGGAGGCGACGGCGTACTGGGCGATGCGGACGGCGATGGTGCCGGCGCCGGCGCCCTTCGTGGCCAGTGCGTGGCCGAAGAGCTGGATGCCGGCACCGGGCGCGACCACCAGGGCGCCGGTGGCGCTGGTGATGTAGACCGGGAGGCCGACGGAGGCGATGGCGCCGGTGACCGAGACGTTGAAGACGCCGTCGGTCTGGACGGTCGCGGTGCCGTCCGCGGCGCGGTCGGTGAGCGCGACGCCGGGGATCATCCCTGCGATCACGGGGCTGCCGGAGACGGTGCCGGCGATGACGGGCAGCGTGAGCTGCTTGCCGTCCTCGAAGACGCGATTCTTGGCCATGTCAGTCAGCGCCCCTTCGCGGCGATGTCGGCCTCGGACTCGGAGAGACCGAAGGCGGTGAGGGAGCCCTTGATGGACTCCGTGATGGCGGTGCTCTCCGCGGCCGGGGCGGTGCGGAGGGCGCTGAGACCGCGGGGGACCCCGACGCCGGCGGCGTTGAGGGCCTCGGCGGCCTCGAGCTCGTGCTGGTTGCGGCGCTCGATGACGCGGTTGCGCAGCGCCTGCTCGTCGAGCTTGAGGTCGTCGCCGACGAGGGGGAGGCTCTCGATGAGCTCGCCGGAGAGGCGGGCGACCGTGGTCGGCGGGAGCCAGGCCTCGGCGAGCTCCTCGCCGATGATGTCGCGGGCGCGCTCCCTGGCGGTGAGGGTGGCGACCTGGGTGCGGAGGTCCTTGTCGCGGGCCTCCATGACCTCGCGCGGGGAGCGCGGGCTCGTGGTGCGCTTGGCCTCGGCCAGGTCCTTCTCGGCCTGGTCCGCGCGGGCCTTCTCGGTGTCGCGCTCGGCCTCGAGCGCCTCCACCCGGCCAGCCAGGTCGACGAGGCGGGTGTGCTCCGACTCGTCGATCTCGATCTTGCCCATGAGGTTCTCCTTCTGGGACTCGGTGGTAGTGGTGCTGTCCGACCGGGTGGTCGGGACGTCTGTGGGTGAGTCGGGGACGGTGACGTCGCCGTTGGCGACCGCCTCCTCCATCGCAGTCCGGGCTGACTCGAGCACTTCGAGGACGCGACCGCCTCGGCCGGCGCGGGTGACGAAGTCGACGGATGCGGCCTGGACGAGCTCCTCGACGACGCGGCCCCGGCGGCCTTCCCGCTCGCCCTCGGAGACGCGTGCGGAGCCGCGGATGGAGACGCCGATCGCGTCCTTCATCTCCGCGATCACCTCGCGGTAGGGCCCGAACACGGTGGCCTCCCCGACCAGCGCTTCGCCGGTCCACACCGCGTCGGTGGTGAGGACCGCGGCGAGATCGCGCACGGACCGTTCGGGAAGCTCGGCTTCCTGGGTAGCGGTGGGGTGGTCGAGGTACATGTGGGTGCCGGCGGGGAAGACCCGGGCGTCGGCCGCCGCCTCGAGGACGTCGGCGGAGTAGTAGCCGGAGGAGCCCCAGCCGGGGTTGATGAGCTGGATCATCATCCGGCCGGACTTCGCGGTTGCCGCGGCGGCCTCGGCGACCGCCGCGGTCTCGCGGAGCTGCACCGTCTGCATGGCGTACCTCCTGGGGGCAGTGCGGGGTAGCGTTCTCGAGTGGATCCGGAGCCGGTCGAGCACATGTGGCGCCTGGTCGGCGCGGTGCTGGGCGGGTCGTCGGCGACGGAGTACGTTTGCGAGCTCTGCGACGCTGTCCTCGTTATCCCGGCGGGCGGAACGCCCCCGACGACCGTGTAATCGAGGGACGACGAATGGATCAACCAACAGCCACCCTCATCGCGGGCGTCACGGCTGCGGTCGGTTCCACGGCCGTTGGCCTGACCGCCCTGTTCTTCGCAGCACGCAACACGTCCAAGACCTTGAATCAGCAGGCTGCAGAAGCGGATCGAGGTCGTGCCCACGATTGGCGACGAGCGCGAGAGCAGCGGCTCTGGGACCGCCGGAACGACGCGTACCAAGCCCTGTTGGAGTGGCTAGACGGCCCGGGACACGCGATCGGGCCGTGGGAGATCGAGCGTGGACTAGAGGGTGACATGTTTTCCGTTGGCCCGCCTGCGCCTGGTGAGGCGCCGAGCTACCCGAGGCAGACGGTGGACCCGCCTGCGGAACTCGTGGCCGTTGTCGAGATGTTCGGCTCGGACGAGGTAGTTGAGAAGCTCCGGGCCCTTCAGGATTGCGCCTTGAGAGAACGCCGGTACGAGATCTCTCTCAGGTTCGACGTGATACTCAGGCTGCAGGACGACCAGCCCGACGTGGCAGCGATTGCTGACGACAATCGCGAGCGTTCGCGCATGACCCGCGTTGCCCGGGAGGATTGGAACGTCGCTCGCGGCGAGCTGTGGGCGACGGTCCGCGCCGAGTATCAGAACATCGACGGCGCTTCGAGTGGCTCAGAGCTCTAGACGGGCTGCAGCAGCCGGCGGCGGACGTCCTGTACCGGGACCGGCACCCAGGAGTCACGCCACCCGGTCGTCTCGCGCTTCACCGACAGCGCCTCCCAGGGCAGCGCCCCGGTCTCGATGCCCTGCAGGCGGACCGGGCCCATGATCCGGTTCTTCTCGTACGCCGGGAGCTCCTCGAACGCCGCGCGGGCATCGGGGAGCAGCGACGGAGGCTCCTCGATGTCGAACCCCAGCTCCGACCACGGCCGCACCAGCGGCATCCGCGAGCAGCGGCCGCACTGGTGGTCCTCGGGGCCGGGCTGCTCGAGCGGGTAGCGGCGGCCATGCTGGCCCCAGCACGACGGGCAGGTGCGGACGTCGAGCTTCGCGAGCCACACCCAGCCGGCGAGGACGTCGGAGTGCTCGAAGTGGTGGACGGCCGCGGCGGACCGGTGTGCGTCGATGATCTCAGTGCGGGCGATGGTGAGCGCCCGGTTGAGGCCGCCGTTGAACCGCTGCTCGGCCAGCCGCAGCATCCGCGCGGCCGCGGTACGAGGGTTCTCGCCCAGCGCGACGCCGCGGACGAGGGCCTGCCGCATCGCCTCGCGCGCGTGCCGCTCCAGCGGGCGGCGCAGGGACTCGATCTGGGTGTTGGTGCGCTCGACGATCGCGCCGATGGCGTCGGGGTCGACCCGGTTGAGGCGGGCGAAGAGCTCCATCGTGTAGGCCTCGGCCGGGAGCTGGGAGACCAGGAGCCGGGCCTGCCACATGGCGGTCTCGCCGGTGACGTCGCGGGTGGTGGCCATGACGGTGACGCCAGTGAACTCGGCCAGGTTGAGGATCTCCTGGGTGGTGACCTGCAGGGCGCGCTGCGCGGTCTGTGCCCGGGCGATCTGCCCGGCGCTCGGCCACCGGCCGGCCTTCGAGGTGGCGACAAGGTCGGCGATCGCGGTCTCCCACGCCGGCTCGATCTGCGTCCACGCACGTGCCCACGCCTGCACGAGCTCGCGGACGGCCTGGTCGACCTGGTTGTCGAGCCGCACCCGCAGCTCGTCGGCGATCCGGATCGTGGAGTGCCCGATCGCCATCAGCTGGTCACCGCAGCGCCTCGGCTGCGTCCTCGCCGCGGTTGAACGCGTCGACCGCGACCTGGCCGGCGGACATCTCGGGGTCGATGAAGTTGCCCTGGTCGTCGGTCATCTCGTCGACGATCTCGTCGATGTCGTCGACACCGAGGGCCTGGAGCAGGAGCTTCAGGACGGTCAGCGGCGGCAGCTTGCCGGTCCCGTCGGCGGCGACGATCGCGTCCACGAGGGTCTTCAGGTCGACCGCGGTCAGGTCCGGCCAGTCGAAGTCGATGGTGCGCGGGGTGTCGCCAGCGAGCTCGACGACCTCGCGGTCCCACTCGTCCCGGGTAACGGTGCCCTTGAGCGGCCCGCGCGGCGCCCGGACGGCGGCGTCGATGACGTACTCGAGGATGGTGCGCAGGTAGTCGGCCCACACGTCGCGGCGCTGCCCGGCCATCAGCTCGGTGGGCCGGTCGAGGGTCTCGGCGACCGCGCGGGCGCCGGTCTGACCTGGGTCGGCGAGCAGCATCGTGAGGGGCACGTCGAGGCCGGCGGCGACCATGCCGGCGAGCGGCTTCCCGGACTCGGAGTCGATCGTGGCGCCGGACTTCGGGATCGCCTCGAGGACCTGACCCTGGCTCATGTTCGCGATCCCGCCGACCGGGGTCTTCCCGGTGGTCGGGTCGGCGGTCGCGGCGGTGCGGATCGCGCCGGCGGTCTTCTCGGCCTGTCGCTTCGACCCGGACGTCGTACGCCACGCGAACCGCGACAGCGCCTTCACGAGCTTCGCCCAGTCCTCGAGGAACTCCTTGTACGCCTTCGCCCACGGGATCGCTGCGAACGCGTCGCCAACCCCGAAGTGCCAGTCGTCGAGGCCGTTGACCGCGAGGAAGGCGACGGGGGCGTCCCAGTAGATCTCCTCGCCGCGGTCCTCGCCGTCGCGGTTGACGCGCAGCGGGCGGGGCCCGCGGGGCCGGAAGTCGACGTCGGGGTAGTACGCCGTCCGCGTCTCGCCGGCCTTCGGCGACCAGGTCCGCTTATAGAACCAGACCTCGGAGTCGTCGTCGGGGTTCGTGATCACATCGGCGATCTGGTTGGTCGGGATGAGCCGGGGCTGCACGCGGCCGGTCAGCGGCTTCGTGAACAGCGCGACCGCGATCATGCCGTCGGTGCCGAGGGTGCGCTCGTTGCGTTCGCGGGCGACCGCGGAGGTCAGGGTCTTGCGGGTGGCCTTGTCGTCGAGGAAGGCCTGGATGACCGCGTTGACGTCCTGCTCGGCGGTGTTGTCGTCGTTCTGGCCGGTGGCGCGGGCGGTGATCTGGACGCCGCCGTCGCCCCAGATGTAGGCGGCGCGGAGGTTGAGGCCGCGGCGGATGAGGGGGTTGACGACGGCCATGACCCGGGAGAGCCGCGCGGCCTGGAGGAGTCCGGCGCGGGTGAACTCGATCTCCGAGCTGATGTTGAGCGACCGCCAGGAGCGGTCCTCGAGGCCGAGCTCGACATCGGCCAGGCCGGCCTCGCCGACGAGCTGCTCCTCGAGGAAGTGGATGGTCTCGATGGCCTGGTGCAGCTGCTCGGTGAGGTCGGCGGTGTGGAGGGTTTGGGCGACCTCGCCGACGGTGCTGGTGTCGGGGACCCTGGAGAAGACGTCGAGGATGCTCACTAGGTCACCGCCTCTGCGTGAAGTTGTGTCGTTGTTGCCCCTGAACTGCCGGCCACGTCCCTCCCGGCGCCGCGTCCGTGACCAGCAGCAGGGGTCCCACGGGCGCTAACCGCGACGGGCCGCCCGCTGTCTGTAGCTCGTAGCGCGGCATCTCGCCAAGCGGACTGACGCACGCGACGCTGGAGCGCACGGAGGATGGGTGGACGCGCCACCGAGCGCGACTACAGGATCAGCAGGTGAACGAACTTCGTGAGTTCCTACTTGCCCGCCTCGCCGAGGACGAGATCCTGGCATCGCACGCTGCGGCTGCGGCGCCGCCGCCCTGGGAGGCATCGAGTGGCTGGATCAACGCGGGTGGCATCGCGTACGACACCAGCTACTCCCCTGCGATGGGGCGGCACGTCGCGCAACACGACCCCGGTCGGGTGCGCCGAGAGGCCGCCGCCAAGCGACGCATCATTGACCTGTGCTGGGCCCACACCCAGGTCGCTAGGTCCGCGGAGTACCCGAACGTCGTGACCCGGATCGAGGCACTCGCCACATCAACGCTGCTGTCGCTGGCGGCCGCGTATGCCGACCATCCGGATTACCAGCCCGGGTGGATCGAATGAACCCAGCACGGGCCTGACAGGTCCTGGGCCGGGCACGGGCGCACTTCGTCCGCGTGTGCGTCCCAGACGCAACCGGAATCCGATCGGGCTCAACGTCTAGTAGGCCGAGATCTGGAAGTCGGCCAGGTCATCGTCGAGGTCGTCCTCATCAACGATCTCCCCAGCAAGGAACGGCTGCAGCACCAGCCGGTTCAGGCCCTGCGACAGGGCGTCGACCTGGTCATCGTTCGTCGCGGTCGGGAACCCAGCGCACTCCTCGATGAGACCACCGACCCACGGCGCGATCGCCGGCGCCGGGAGGTAGACGTTCCCAGCCTCGACCAGCGGCGACACCGCGGACGCCCGCGCCTCCTTGGAGCCATGCGGCTCCTCCGGCACGATCCCCGCGATCCGCTTGCGCAGCGACGCGATCACCGCGGTGCCGTTTGCCTTGTCCTCGACGAGCTTGAGCAGCGCCTGGGGCCACCGGGCCGCGAGCTGCTCGAACTGGTTACAGGTCTCGACGAAGTCCCAGCGGCCACGGACCTGCTCGAGGAGGTAGGCGTCGACGCCGCGGCGGCCCCACACCTGTCCAACCACGTAGTCGGAGTCCTCGGTGTCCTTGAACGCCATGTCCCACGACATGAGGACCTCGTCGAACCCAGTGACGAGCCGGGCGCCGTCCTCGCGCTCGAACCAGAGCGGCTGGTCGTACCGCTGCCACCAGTCCCGCTTGAGGATGCCGCCTTCGACGGGGGAGGGCCGGCCCTGGTAGAGCGCGATCCAGACGCGGGAGCCGACCTCCCGCATCTTCTTCGCCCAGTCCCGCAGCGTGCGGCGCCGCGCGGACTCCATGAACTCGCCGGGCTCGCGGCCGAGCGGGTCGGGCTTGCCGTAGTCCGGGTCGTCCTCGGGGAGCTTGGTCGAGTCGATCGCCTGTGCGGCTATGTTGAGCGCCGTCCACTCCTCGGGGTACTCGGCGCGGAGCCACCCCGACAGGTCGTCCTTGCGCCACCGGGTCTGCACGATCACGACCGGGGCACCGGGGGCGAGGCGGGTGAGGGCGACAGACTGCCAGAACCGCTGCACGGTCTGCCGCCAGGCCTTGGAGTCAGCCTGCTTCTCGTCCTTGTAGGGGTCGTCGATGATGAGGACGTCGACCGGCTTGCCCGTGAGGGAGCCCTCGATGCCGACGCAGACGACGCCGCCCTTGTAGCCGAGGAGCTTGAACTCGTGCTTCTTCGCGGTGGACTTCGACAGCGTGAGGCCGAGCTCGGGGTGGTCGCGGAGGATGTCGCGGATCTGCTCGCCGAAGGTCTGGGCGAGCTCGAAGCCGTTGCAGACGATGGCGACGCGGAGGTTCGGGTTGCGGTGCAGCAGCCAGACGACGAACCAGACGCTGATGCGCAGCGACTTGCCCTCCTGCGGGGGCATCGAGCACATGAAGCGTTCGATCTCGCCGGTGGCGACCTTGGCGAGGTGCTCGTCGATGACGTCTAGGGCGGGGGTCTGGATGGTTCCGCGGTCGAGAGCTTGGGCCATCTCGCCGGGTGTGTTCCAGGGGCGCTCGCGGAGCTCGGGGGCGAGGTCGGCGGCGATCATCTGGATCATGAGGTCGCGGCCGGCCCGGGCCTGGGTGACGGTCACAGGCACCCCCTGGGATCAGGCGGCGTGGGCCGCTACGCCATCTCGTCCCACACGGGGCCCCAGTCGACCTGGACTTCGGAGCCCTGGTCGTAGGAGGTCGGCGCGACGATCCCTTGTTCGCAGACCGCGGCGTCGTCGACGAACACGAGCACGCGAACGCCCGTGGGCGCATCGCGGGTCAGGGTGAAGGTCGACACGCGGTCCCCTTGCTCGTCCACGAACAGGAAGTGTGAGGCGGCGGTGAGGCTCACCGAGATCCACGCTTGGCCGCTGTGTCGCTCGCTGACCTCCTCGCCCGTCGAGTCGACAGCGACGGCGTAGCACTCGTCTCCGATGGCGTAGAAGTGCGCGCCAGCCGTTGTTCTGGGACTCACGTCGATCTCCTCAGGGTCGGCCAGCCGGACGCCGGCGGGCGGCGCGGGTCCACTTCACGGGCCGGGAGACGAAGGCCCCCGGGATCAGATGCTCGACCGAGGGCCTGGAACGGACCGGATACGGACTGCCCCCAGACGCACAAGAACCCGTGTGCGTCGGTGTGCGGGCATACGGGTTCTTGAGGAGATTGGACACGATCGGGCGTTCGGTGTCAAGGCCAGAGCCTTAAGTGCCTCCCGGTGAAGCCCTAGGCCTTTAGCGCCAGCGACATTCGCCAATCGCGCCTTCCCAGATCAGACCTCGCCCGTGTTGCTCCTGGGGGAGGATGCCAGAGCTGTGGCGCTACCTAACGGGAAGGGACCTGCCGATGGCGAGGCGAGGGGACAAGCTGCCGACGAGGTGGACTCGCTGGCCGCACACGAAGGCCAAACACGACCTGCTCGTCCGGTACCTGCAGGCGTGGTTCCCGATCATGGGGCGAACGGCAGGTCGGGCGATCGTGCTGGATGCCTTCGCAGGGCCGGGCCGCTACGACCACGGCGAGGACGGCTCCCCGGTGCTCGTACTGGAGACGCTGCTCGAGCACAACGACTTCGACAATTGGAAGTGCGAGTTCGTCCTGGTCTTCAACGAGCTCGACCCGGAGCGCTTCGAGTCGCTGGGCGACGTGCTGCGCGAGATCCGCGAGGACAACCAGCCATGGCCCGACAAGGTCAAGCTCATCGACCCGCGGAATCAGTCGTTCGAGGACCTCGGCAACGACATGCTGCGGAGCCTGAAGGGCGCCAAGATGGCGCCCACCTTCGCGTTCATCGACCCCTTCGGCTACATGGGCCTGCCGCTCGAGCTGATCGCGGAGATGCTTAGCTACGACCGGTGCGAGCTGTTCATCTACTTCGACTTCAACTCCGTAAACCGGTTCGCCACGGCCGGCAACGTCGACAAGCACTTCGAGCGGCTGTTCGGCACCGACGAGTTCAAGGACGCGCCCGACGGAGGGCCTGAGCGGCAGCAGTTCCTCCACGACCTCTACGAGCGGCAGCTCAAGAGCGTCTGCAACTTCGCCTACGTTCGCAGCTTCGCGATGGTCAACCAGGGTGGCCACATCGGGAACTACATGTTCTTCTGCACCCGCAACCTCCAGGCGTTCGACCGTATGAAGGAGGCGATGTGGAAGCTCGCGCCCAGCGGCGACTACCGCTTCGAGGACCGGCTGGCCGACCAGCTCGTGCTCTTCGACAACGAGGACGCGACCGGCCCGCTGCGGGACTACCTGCTCGAGCACTACGCCGGTCAGACCGTCCCGATCAAGGAGCTCGTCGACCATGTGATCGCCGAAACGCCGTTCCACAGCACCCAGGTCCGTCGGGCGACCCTGAAGCCGATGCAGGAGGACAACCTGATCCACGCGATCGGCCAGACCCGGAAGGGCACCTACAAGGAGGGCGTTGTCTCGATCGTCTTCCCGAGCACCTAGGCCAGGGCCAGCATCGGCATCTCGTCCCACGTGCGGCCGTCGAGTTCGCGGCCGTTGGCCTTCGGCGTGCGGCCGCCCCACTGCTTGAAAAAGAAGGCGACGCCGGCGTTCTCGCACTGGTCGCGTAGGTCGGTGACCCAGGCGGGATCCATCGGTCGGGCGTTCGGCCCGGACTCGCCGCCGGCGATGACCCAGTCGATGCCGTCGAGGTTGATCCCGGGAAGGGCGGAGAGCAGCGGCTCGCACGAGAGGAAGCGGACGGCGGCCGGCGTGGCGCGGAGGTGGTCGATGCGGTCGACGGCGTCGAAGGACTCGACGGAGACGCCCATCCAGACGTTGTCGGGCCAGTCGAGTCGGTCGGCGATCTTCGCGAGGCGGCTCGCTCGCTTGGTGAGCACCTGGTAGGTGTGCTGCGGGGTTTCCCGCATGACGTCGAAGACGTCGCGCACGAAGGAGATCGGGACCTTGGCGTGGAAGAGGTCGCTCATCGAGTTCACGAAGACGACCTTCGGGCTCTTCCAGCGCCGTGGCTGGTCGAGGGAGGCCGGGTGGATGGTGACGCCGAAGCCAGGCCCTGAGGTGCGCGGGTCGCCGTCATTCTGGTATTTCTCGGCGCCCATCGCCTTCAGCCGCTTCGCGAGCGCCAGCGCGTAGCAGTTGTCGCAGCCGGCGGCGACGCGGTCGCAGCCTGTGACCGGGTTCCAGGTGACCTCGGTCCATTCGATCGACGAGTACGTGCCCATGATTCCTCCACGACCCGATCAGTGACCCCTGGGCGACGCTCACCGGGGAGGAGCGATCGCTGTACGTATTCGGCGTCAGGCTAGCGTGACAGCTACACGGTGGCCTGCAGTTGGCATCTTCCCGGCGTTTGGCTGTGCACGACAACGGCGGGGAGTGTCTGGAGACACTTCACCCGCCGATCGACAGTTTGAGCGCGAAACCTTCGGGTGTCAAGGCCACAGCCCTTGCACCGGTTGGTGGTGAAGGCTCAGGACTTCACCACCCCAGCGGGTCGATGCCCGTGTCGGTGAAGTACGCCCAGATGCCGTACCCGACCAGGCCGATCACCACCAGGAGAGCGATCACGCCTGCGCGGCCCTCGAAGCGCGGATGGTCGTTGCGGTCGCGGTACGTCACGGTCGCCACTCCCACAGCGCGGGGTTCACCAGCAGGAGCTGGCCACGGGGCACGAAGCGGTTCCCGACGACGGTGGTGTCGTGCTGTGCGGCCAGCGCCTTGGCGTCAGCGAGGTTGACGTCATCAGGGTGGACCAACACGACGTGCTTGCCCAACACGCTCATGCGCCCATCCTCTCTTCGCGTAGGGACGCCAGCAACCGTGCGTGCACCGCGTTCCAACACCGCGCCGACCCGCACGCCGGGCACTGGAACCGCAGGTCCGGCACGTCCGGCTCCGGCACCGGACACCAGCACGGGCCCGCGCCCGGCCGCACCTGCCGCTCGGCCTCGGACTCCGCGCGGATGTGGTCGGCCAGCAGCCCGATCGTGGCCTCGTCCCACGTCGCGCCGCAGGGGTCGCGCCGGTCGTCACCCTTGAAGGTGCACCGGCCGATGTGCTCGGCGAGCCGGATCCGCAGCGTCCCGCGTTCCCCACAGGCGGGGCAGGTGTTGTCGGGGGACCACGCTGCCGAGTCCCAGCCGGTGACGATCCGGGCGTGGATCCACCAGCGGTGTACGTCGCGTTCGATCGCGGTCCGGGTGACCTGGTCGGCGCCGACGGCGAGGGAATGGAGCTGCTGGAGCGCGCGGGCCGTGTCGAGGTGCTGGGGCTGGTCGCCGATGTCGAGGATCCACCGGTTGACGGCGAGGTCGATGCTGACCAGGGCGTCGAGGGCTTCGAGGCGGGCGGCGGGCTTGGAGGCGTAGCCGGCGCGTGGTCCGTCGTCGGATGCTGCTGAGGGGACGTCGTTGTTGGCGAGCTGGACGAGGAGAGCGGGGGCGCGGGTGATGTGGCGGGCGTCGATGAACCCGGGCCCGGTGAGGGACTTGGTCTGGTAGGTCTCGACGTGGGTGTGGGGTTCGGTGAGCTCGCGGACGTAGTCGGCGAGGGTCATGGGCTGGCGGCTGGGTGCAGTCACGCGGCACCCCCGGTCGGAGAGCCGTCGACGCCGAGGGTCCCGTAGACCTGCGTCTGGATCTTGGTAAGGGTGAACTCCAGCGTCAGCTCGCGGCCGCCGTCGGGGGAGTCGTTGGTGGCGGGGCGATGAGCCACCGCGTGGACCAGATGTGCCCCTCCCCGCAGAGGTAGTCCGCGGAGGCGAGCGCGTCCTTGAGCATGACGTTCGCGTCGAGCGCGAGCGCTCCGCACGTGGGGCAGAACGCTCCGCCCGTTGCGGGGTCGTCTGTGGGCGTTAGGTTGTTCATCAGTCGGTCGTTTCCCTTCCGGCGAGGCCCCCGGCGGACTCTGACCTCCGCCCGGGGGCCGCCCAAGCGGCTGTCGTTTCCCGCTCCGATAGCACCACACCGCGCGTACAGCCGGTAGGTGGGTTTCCACACCCCGGTCGATCTGTGGGAAACGTCGGTCCGGCATGCCGGTCCGGAGCGTGAAAGTGGCCGCTCGGGCATGCTCGAACGCGGCTCGATCGGTCTCGCGGACGAGGTGCTGATAACCAGTCGGGTAAGGACCAGGCAACGGGAAGCTCCTTTCAATGACTACGACTTCGCTCATGCGGTGCGCTTCGATCCGGCGTCGAGGAGCAGCTGCCCCAGCACCGCCTCGTGCACCAGGGCCCGGCCGGTCTCGTCGAGGTCGAGGTGCAGCTCGGCCTGGGCACGGATCTGACCGACCGTGCCGACCGCGACAGGCCGGATCCACGTCTGCTGGTCGCTCATCGGGCCACCTCCACCCGTTGCACCAGGCGGAGCCGCGGCGCACGATGGAGGCGTGACCCAGCCCGCACCGGAGCACGACGACTACGAGGCCTGGCAGGACCTGCAGGCCGTCCTCGAGGAGCGCGACGCGGAGTACTGGGCCGGCCTCGATGACGAGGACGAGGACTGAGCTCGGGCGCGATCATCGGCGTGCTCCCTTCGGTGTGGGGTCGGGTCGGTTGCCGCCGATCGGCCACGTGGTGCCGAGGCGTGTGCGGTGTGGGACGCGGTGGTGGTACGGCTCGATGCAGGGGTCGGTCTCGTCGGCGTTGCCGCAGGTGACGGCATGGCACCAGACGCACCGGAGATAGGCGTGGTCGCGGGCCACGCCGCGGCCGCTGGACCCAGGGCGGGGCCCGAGGTGGGGCCGGTAGTCGTGGTCGACACCGTCGGCGGTGCACGCCCGGACGTGCTCATCGTTCGCGGTGGCCAGCTCGGGGAGCTCGGCCGCCGGCGTGGTCACGACGCCTCCCCAACGTTGGGACTGGCTGCGGACGGTCCCCGTCGGATAGGTTCCGCGCGACGGGCAGCCGCCGCCGTCGGCGCTAGCCCCCCGTGAACGCCGAAGGTGACCGGCTGTCCGTCTTCTCGCTGGGTGTTCATGCTGCCTCCAGGTCTTCGATGAGGACCTCGAACGCGAGGGCTTCGTACAGCTCGGTGCCGTATGGGCGTGCCTCCGTGGGGTCGCCCCACTCGCGCTCCGGCCGGGCCGTGGTGCTCCCTGTGCCGCCGCAGCGGGGGCACGCGTCGACCGGTGCGGGGTGGTGGCAGCTCGTGCACCAGGCCGGGACGGTGGCGTGGTTGTCGGTCATCGGATCTCCTCAATCGGGGTGAGCGCGGGCGGAGCGGTCGTGGGTACGGCCCCGGGGGCAGCCGCCGTCGGCGACGCCACCGACCGGACCTCGGCAGGCACCGGCGGCGGCTTCACCACGGCGGGCGGCCAGAGCTGGTGGGACGCCTCGACCTGGCCGAGGCCCTCACCGATCAGCACAGCGAGGCGTTCGACGTCGGGGTCGGCGTAGCTGGTCTCCTTCAGCTGCTGGGCACAGGCGCAGCTGGAGCAGGGGGTGAAGAGGCCGGGGTCGTCGGTCCGGTTCGCGCACACGGTCACGACGCCTCCCGGTACCGTCCGGCCATGAACCCGCCCGATCTCGACCCGAGCGACTCCAGCTGGTGGTGGCTGTACGGCCTCGACGGGATCATCGGCGGCGTCATCGCTGGCCTGGTCGCGGCAGTGGCCGTGCTCGCCACGCTCCGCCACGAGCGCAGGATGTCCGACCTGCAGCACGCCCGACAGGTCGCCTCACGCCTGCTCGCCGCGGCGTGGACGGCGCAGGACCGGAACGAAGACCCCCAGCAGATGATGCTGCTGGGCATCGTCGAGCTGGTAGGGCTCTCCCGGCGACGCTGGCCGGAGCTGAGCGACGAGCTCGAGCAACTCGTTACCCGGACCGACATCGACGACCGGGAGACCGGACGAGAGGTGACGGTCCTGCTGCTCCACTGGACCAGCTCGCCGCACGAGCTCGAGCGGAACTGGCGGAGGTCGCTGATTCGGCAGCTCAGGCGGGCTCGCACGTGGGTCCTGGAGAAGCGCTGGGGGTCACCGAACGACGCGGCCGATCCACCTAGCGAGAGGGACTGACGGGGCCTCACGGATCGACCTCGCCGGCCACGACCTCGCCCGCTCCCAACGACGTCAGGAACGTCCGCACCGCCAGGTCCCGATCCGCCGGCAACAGCTCGAGCACCCCGAGCGCCGCCCGGAATGCCGCCGTGACCAGCGACGCCCGCTCCTGCTCGAGCTCGACGTGCCGCTCAGCGATCCCCATGTCGTGCGCCGTCTTCGCGAACCGGACGACGCGGTCACGCTCGGCGGCCTCGAGCTGCGCCAGCCCACGAGCCCGCTCGCCCGTCTCCACCCGCGCACCGTCACGTCCGGCCGCGTACACCGTGCCGACCAGGCCGACCTCGTCCTCGACCTCCAGCTGCCAACGGAGCATCTCCCCGTACAGGTCCGCCCGCATCACCGCGACCCGCAGCTGATCGAGCACCACCGTGCCCGGATCCAACGCGACCGCGTCGGCCGGCTTCGCCGCCGTCGACCAGGCCGCCAGGTTCGCCTCACCGAGGGCCTTGGCCACGGCCAGGGACCGGCCGGCATGGTTCTTGCACAGCGCCAGACCACGGATCGCGGTCGCGTGGTGATCGGGCTTCTTCGCCGAGCACTCCCACCGGTCGTGCGTCTCGCACCACCGGGCACCGGAGCGAGCCATGAGGTCCTCGCCAGTCATGGGCGGGGTGCTCACGAGCAGACCTCGCAGCCGTAGCCGGTGGGGTAGGCGTGGTGTTCGCCGATGCTGCTGAGGTCTCGTGTGCCGGTGGCTTTGACCAGGGCGACTTCGACGGATCCGCAGGCGGTGCAGAGGCCGTAGGTCTGGGGGTCCGGGAACGGGTCTGGGGACACACTGGGGGACGCGGTCGTGAGGGGCTCGTCGAGTGTGTCCCCTCCGTAGGAGAGGGGACCAGGGGACACACTCGTCTCGCGGTGTCCCTGGCACCCGTCCGGGACACACTCGGGACACACTGAGGGACACACTCGGGTGGGGGTGTCAGTCGGGCTGTTGGACATGGTCATCCTCTGTCTCTCGGTAGAGGGCGATGGAGTGGTGGAGCTGGGCTCGGCGGGGTCCCTGGATCCGGGAGATGAAGCCTTCGGCGACGAGGGTGGTGATCGCGTGGCGCAGGATCTTGTCCTTAGCGGTGATGGCGTCCTTGATGTCGGTGAAGGTGCACTGGTCGTTCTCTTCGACGTAGCGCGAGATGCGCTCCATGACGTGGGTGGGGCGGAAGGTCCCGTCGTCGTTCGTCGGGGTTTCCTCGCGTCCGACGTGCCAGGTGGTGACGTGGGGCTGGGTGGAGTCGAGGGTGAAGGTGCCGGCGTAGCCGCCTCCTGAGGACTTGCGGAGCTCGCCAGCGGTGTCCTTCTCGATGCGCAGCGTGATGCGGCCGACATGGCCAGGGGCGGGCTGCTGGCGGGCTTCGGCGCGGAGGTAACTGCCGCGGATCATGCGCTTCTTGGCGATGGAGCCGATGGCGTAGCCGGTGGCGCGCGCTTCGGTGGACTTGGGGAGGTGGTCGATGGTGATGACGCAGGAGCCGGCCTGGGCGGGTTGGGTGCAGACCAGGCGCATGGCGGTGGTCATCTCGTCGCCGTCGTTGGTGTTGACGCCGAGCATGGGGAAGACCTCGCCGAGGCTGTCGATGATCGTGACGGTGGGGGCGAAGCGGACGATGTCGGTGACGGCGGCGCGGAGCTCGTCGGGGTCGTCGGGCTCGTAGTAGCGGAACCGGTTGGGGTCGGCGACGTGCTCGAGGCGGGCGCCGAGGAGGAGGAGCCTGGCGGCGGTGTGGTCGGGGCCGTTGTGGTCGACGTCGATCATGGCGAGGGTGCCGCCGGCGTTCATGGCTTCGACGCCGGCGGCTTGGGCGAGCCAGGTTTTGGCGGCTTCGGGGTCGCCGAAGATGCCGTTGACCTTGCCGGGGTAGAAGAGCGCGGTGCCGTCGGTGCGGCGGCAGATGGTGGGCGGTGGGATGACGGGGGGCTGGCCGCCGAGGATCCAGGAGAGGTCCTTGAGGCCGGTGCTGGTGGTGGAGGTGTTGCCGAACCGCATCGCGGTGTCTTCGATGAGGTCGACGGCGTCGGCGATGTGGGACTGGGCGGCGTCGAGGTTCCCGGCGTGGCCGAGCTGCACCATGCGTGTGCCGACGGTGACGATGCCGCGGAGCTTGGCCTTCTCGAGGACGGATGCGGCGTACGCGGAGGCGTTGGCGGCGACGGGGACCTGGGCGGCGAGGGTGTGGAGGTAGGGCGCGCCGCCGACGCGCTGCAGCTCGCCGCGGCGTTGGAGCTCGACGGCGACGGTGACCATGTCGACGGGCTCGCCGCGGTGGTGGAGGTCGACGATGGCGTTGTGGATGGTCTCGTGGTGGGGGCGGTAGTAGTCGCTGGGGAGGATGACGGCGGTGACGTCGTCGATGGCCTGCGGGGAGATGAGCATGGCGCCGAGGCAGGACTGCTCGGCCGCCATGTCTTGGGGTGGCTGTCGGGTGTCGGCAGGGTGGTCGAAGCGCGGGTCGAACGGTGGTTCGTCCTGCCCGATGGGGTGGAGGTGACGGGTTGGTGGTCCGTCGTTGGTCACGTGGTGGTCCTCCCGACCTGGGTTGTGCGGTGTGGAGGGTCTGAGGGGGCAGGTGCGCCCGGCCTGGAAAGGTGGCGGGGAGCGGGCCGAAACAGGCCGTTGTCCTGGTGATCTGGCGTCCTTCGCCGGGGTTCAGCCACGGCTGCTCCCTCTTCCGGCGTTGACCCCCTCAGACCTGGCTGGTGGTTAGGCGGCCGGGCTCGGGTCGGGGTCGGGCGCGGCGAACGGGTCGGGGACGGTGGAGGGCTGTCGGGTGCCCTCGGGGCGGTCGTACTCCCAGGGCTCGGCGTCGGTGGCGTCGGGGAGCGGCTCGCCGGGCTCGGTGACCTCGCCGGTCTCCTCGTTGACCGCCTCGCCGGCGCCGGCCTGGTCGTCGTCGCCGTCGTCGGGGAGGAGGTCCTGGACGGAGTGGCGGGCGGCGGCCTCGAGGAGGCCGCAGACGTCGCAGATGGGGTTGTCCTCGGAGGCGTCGACGGGGAGGAAGGGGTGGGGCCGGTGTGCGGCGCCGGCGGCGACGACGCCCTCGACGGTGGGCTCGTCGCCGGTGAGCTCCTGGTCGATCGCGAGCTGGCCGTCGGCGTGCTTGCGGTTGAGGTAGACGGTGCGCTGGAGCTCGCGGAGGTGCTCGGCCAGGGTGTCGTCGAGGGCTGGCTCGATGCCGTCGATGACGAGGGTGACCTTGCGCTTCCCCTTGACGGAGGGGCCGTGCTTGTCGACGACCTGGAGGTCGACGATGGCCATGACGTGGGTGCCGACCTTGTGGAAGAGCTCGGCGGCGATGTCTTCGGTGATGCCGGTGCCGTCGAGGCCCTTGCTGTTGATGGTGGCCTGGGTGTCGGTCATGCGTCGTCTCCTGTCGAGGTGCTGGTCGGGTATGGCTGGAGGTCGGGGTGGGTGGCGAGGTGGTCGCGGCGGGCGAGGGCGGCGCGGTGCTCGCGCTCGGCCTCCTCGAGCTGGGAGCGGAGGTCGCGGGCTCTGGCGCGGAGCCGCTTCTCCTGGCGGGTGGCGACGGCGAGCGCTTCCTCGGCGCGTTGGCGGGGTGTCTTGGCCTGGCGGGTCATGCGGCGGGGTCTCCTGTCTGCTCGAGCACGAAGGTGATCCCCTCGCTGGTGGCGCGGCCGGTGGTGACGAAGTCGTCGATGATCTGGCGGATGACCTGCAGCGAGACGCCGGCGTGGAGCAGCTGGTGGATGGCGCGGGCGCGGGGAATCTGGTCTGCCGGGAGCCGGCGGGTCCAGCCGGTGCCGGGGTGGATGTCTTCGAGAGTGGCGAGCAGGCCGGTGCGGAGCCAGTAGTCGACCTGCCGGTAGGTCACGGAGGTCTCGTCGATGAGCTCGCTGGTGGTGACCCAGCCGCGGTCCTCGCGAGGGGGCAGCGGCTGGCCGATGCGGCTGACGTTGGAGATCACGCTGCCTCCTCGGTTCGGGACGTGTATCGCTCGGGCTTCCATCCGGTGAGGCGGGCGAGTTCGTTGAGGGAACGGCCGGTCTCCGGCCACCGGCGGACGATCTCGCGACGCTCGGCGGTGGTCGTGGGGACGCTGTCGCCGGCGAGCACCCGAAGGACGACGACCTCGTCGATCGCGGCTGCGTCGAGCAGTTCGTCGGTCAGGTCGGGGGCGGGGTCGCGGTCGATGTCGTTCCATGCGGCCGGGCTGGGGTAGCCGCGCTTGGCTGCTTCCCGTGCCGCGCGCGGGGTGGGCCCGGGCTTGCGGGAGAGCTCGCGGTAGAGAGCGGCGACCTTGTCGTGGGTGGAGCGGAGAACCCAGCGGCCTTGCTGGTGGATCAGCGTCCGGGACTGGATGCCGTGGCGGTGGAGGTCGCTGTGGCTGTACCCGATGGCCATGAGGGCCTGGAGTCGGCGGACGGTGCCGGTGCGGGAGACGAACGGCTCTCCGCGGCCCTGGGTGCGGGTGGGGAGCTGGTTGGGGTCGACGCTGAGGATGCCGGCCGCGTTCGCCGGGATGGCCCAGCGCTGGGTGCCGTTGCCGATGAGGCGAACGACATTGACGGTGACGCCGGCTTCGCCGGCGATCGCGCGCAAGGACCAGTCGTTGCCGAGGAGGGCGGCGATGTGGTGGCGGACGGGGGTGGCGTCGAGGTAGGCGGACTCGCCGCGGAGGCGGCGGACCGCGGAGGCCTTGACGCAGCGGCGCACTGCGATGACGCAGTCGGGGTGGTCGCAGTCGAAGGCGACCACGCCGTGGGTGTGGTCCTTGAGCTTCATGCTGCCCCCTCGGCGGTGGGGCGACGGACGTACCGGTGGACGTTCCAGCCGGTCTGCTCCTCCAGCGCCTTGAGCGAGCGGCCGCTGGCGGTCCACCGGTGCACGACCTCCACGCGGTCGGGAGGGGTCGCGGCGACGTTGTGCTGGCCGTCGAGGATCCGCTGAACGACGACCTCGTCGTAAGCGGGTTCGGGCATGGCCCCACCGGTGGCCTCAGCCCGGATGACTGCCTCCCAGCAGGCGCCGCAGGCCCCACTGTTCTGGACCTTCGGACGGGTGGTGTGGCCGCAGACCGCGGAGGCGTCGGCGAAGAGCGGGTGGTCGGATCCAAAGTGGGGTGGTTCGACGACCCGCGGGCGGCCGCGCTCGGGTCGGCCCGTGGTGGTGCGCTCGTGCTGCCGGGTCTCGCGGACGGCGGCGATCGCGTCGCCGGCGTTGAGTCGCCCGTCGCGGACGCTGTCGCGGGACGCCTCGTCGAGCTCGAGGAGGTTCAGCAGCGTGGAGATCGTCGTTTGGTGTACGCCGGTGCGCCGGGAGATCTCGGCGACGCTGAGGCCGCGGTTCCTGAGCGCGCCGTAGGCCTCGGCCTTCTCCATCGGCCCGAGGTCGCGGCGCTGACAGTTCTCGACGAGCATGATGACCAGCTGCTCGGTGGCGTCGTCGACGCCGTGGCGGATGATCACCGGGACCTGGGTGAAGTTCGCGAGAACGGCGGCCGAGAGACGCCGGTGGCCAGCGAGCAGGAGGAGGCGCTCGGTGTCGCCGTCGAGCTCGGTGGCGGTGAGCGGCTGGAGGATGCCGTGCTCGCGGATGGAGAGGGCGAGCTCGGTGAGGTCGCCGACGTCGGCCCGGATGTTGTCGGGGTGCGCGGTGAGGCGGCCGATCGGGACGACCGTGACGGTCTGCTTGTGACGTGCCATCACTCCTCCTCGGAGTTGACGTGGATCGGGGCGAGCTCGCCGCGGGCGATGGCGGCGTCGGCTTCGCGTGCAGCGGCCCAGCCGGCATCGGTGAGCCAGTAGCGGACTTCCTGGTCCGCGCAGGTGGTCATCGGCGTGCTCCTGCCTGGATGGCGGCGTCGATGGCATGCGGGTCGATCGAGATCGTGACCTGGAGCGGCTTCTCGGCCCGGCCGGTGAGGTAGGCGAAGGACTCGCGGATCTGCTCGGGGGTGCCGGCGTGCTGGCCGGCGGCGAAGCGGAGGAGCCGTGCGGTGTGGTTGGCCTCGGTGATGGTCACCGGCCACCTCCCGTCACATGCTGGCGAACGCTGAGCCACCCGCCAGCTACGGCGTAGGCGTCGTCGAACGCGATCTGCTCGCGGCCGGCGGCGGTCAGGTGCAGACGGCGCGGGCCTTGTTCGGTGTCGGAGTCGCCGACATAGGACCGGGCCAACCAGCCGCGCTCGACCGCGGCGTCGACGGTGCGGCGGCGCAGGCCGACCTCGGGAGCGCCGATGCCGTCGTCGTAGCCGCGGTCGATGGAGACAGCGACCTCAGCGAGGACCAGGAGTACGGCGTCGGAGGCGGCGGCGCGGCGCGGCTTCGCGGTCGGCGTGTAGCCCTCGAAGAGCGCGGGCTGAGCGGTCATCAGAGCAGCACCCCCTGTCCCGTCGTGGTGCCCGTGCTGGCCGCGGCGGGGGATTCCACGGCCAGCACGGGGTCGGTGAGGAGCGAGGTCGGGAGGGTGTCGGCCACGTAGACGCCGAGGGCGTAGGCCTGCCAGACGTCGGCGGCGAAGCCGTAGAACCAGCCTGGGGAGGCCTTGGTGCCCTTGCCCCTGTTGGGCTGGCCGGGGGCGAAGCGGTCGACTAGGGCCTGGGTGATGTTGGAGTCCTTGGCCTTCGCGCTGTGGCAGTGGTGGAGCTTCACCGGGTGGCGCTTCACCAGCTGGGGAAGCCGGTGCACCAGTTGCTGGTAGAACCGGCCGATCCACACGCAGGTCTCGAAGACGTCGGCGCCGACGGGCATCCCGTACGAGGCGACCATCTCGATGGCGACGGCGCAGTCGCGCTGAAGGCGCGGGAGCTTGTCGAGGAGCTCGTGGTTGCCGATCTTGTTGAACTCGAGGGGGCGGCGGGTGGCGTGGTCTATGACGACGTAGGCCGACTCGGTGTTGCCGGGGTCGATGGCGAGGATGCGCATCAGTAGTCGCCTCCTGGTTCGGCGTCGCCGGCGCTGGTCGAGGTGTAGGTGTGGCCGCCGGCGGCGTCGGGGTCGTGTGGGGTGGTGCGGTCGCAGGTCAGCGAGTCGCCGGCGAGGCGGTGGGTGCAGGTCATGGCTGGCCTCCTGGGAGGCCGAACCACATGGCGATGGCGCCGGCGGCGAGGACGAGGGCGAGGAGGATCACGACGGGTCACCGCCTGCCTGGACACCGGGCGGAGTGCTCAGCAGGCGGTGGATCAGCGGGTCACCGAACACGCCGTTCTCGGGCACGCCGAGAAGTCGCAGCGCGGCTTCCATCCCTGCCGCCTTGTCGCGGGCGCGCTGCGCCAGGCGGCGCGAGCCGCCTGGGTGGTCGAAACGGTCGGCCACACTCAGGAGGTTGTCGATGCGCTCCTGCACGCGCTCGATCCCGCCACCCTCGGCCGTTGACGCGGCAGTGGCGGCCGGCGGTGCGGTGTCGTCGTCGAGCCACTCGCAGGTCTCGGGGTCGTCCGGGTTGAACTTGTGGAACGGGTCCGTGTCGAGGTGGCCGGGCTGCTTGCCGCACGTGATGGCGCGGTTGCGGGCGTACCGCGCCCCGCAGAGCTGGGTCGTCATCGCGCACCGCCCCGCTCGCCCGCGCCGAGGATCCGCGCAGCGGCCCGGGCTGCCCGAGCCAGCCGGAACTCTGCGAGCCCGGGTTGCCCCTGGCGCACCAGACGCATGGCGTCCTTAACCGCGACGTCGAGAACGGCGTCAGCGGTCGCTCGGCGGTCGGTGGTCGCGACCCGCGCCACGGTCTCCTGACATGCCAGAAGGCTCACCTGGCCGGTCATGCCGCCACCTGCTCGCGGTGGGCCGACGCGCACGCGTCGGTGTGGACCGGCCACGACGGGCACATCCCGTCGTGCTCTTTGCCGACCTTGTCGAAGAACTCCCGCAGCCCGTCCTGCTGCGTGCGACGCCACGTCACCTGGTGCTCGTGCAACGTGCCGAGCTTCCACGCCGCCATCTGCGGCCACCCGGAGATCAGCTTGCCGAGCACACGAACCGAGGCGACCGCGTCCGCGGCCGCGTCGTGCGCGTCGGCCAGGACCACCCCGTAGTGCGCGCACAGGCTGGTCAGCGTCCGGTCCGTCGTCCCGCAGCCGCCGCACGCCCACTTCCCGCCGCGGCAGCCGCCGCAGACGTGGACGCTGTTCTCGCGGTCGCACTCGGTGCCGTCGGCCGCCTTCTTGTAGCAGGTCTTGCGCCACTGGTCGAAGGCCTTCTCGACGACCATCGGGTCCACGACGCCGCGGAGCCCGAACGGCCGGTGCGAGAGCGGGTCGACGTCGTAGCGGCGGGCCTCGTGCTCGAGGAGGGTGAGGTCGTACGGGGCGTTGTGGACGATGACCGCCTGCTCGCGGGCGATCAGGCCGCCGAGCTGCATGGCGATCTCGAAGATCGCGGTCTCGGCGGGGATCGGCCGAACCGCCCCGGTGGGCAGGAAGCGGAGCGCACCGCCGGGCTTCCCACCGTGCTCGGCCAAGAGCTGGGCGATCCGGTCGTTGGTGTAGCCGTGGACCTCAGCGGCCTCGGCGGGCACGTCGATGCCGGGGTCGACGAGCCAGCGCAGCGGCTGGGGACGCGTGCCGGTCTGCATGTGGACGACGGCGGCGGTGACGATCCGCGCGGTGGCGGGATCCTGGCCGGTCGTCTCGGTGTCGAACGCGCCGACCGGCTGCGCGTGCCACTTCGCCGAGCTCATGCCGCCGGCTCCTTCGTGAGCACCTGCAGGTACGCCCGGAGCTCGGCGGCCGTCGCCTCGTCGGGGAGCAGGCCGCCCATGCGGGCGGGGAAGTCGTCGCGGAGCTGCGAGGTCGTCATCCCGGCGTGCCCGGCGGTGGCGACGATCTGCTGCCAGATCGCGTCCGGGTCGTCCGTGCCCGCCGGGGCGGGCTGGTCCTCGACGACCTCGGCCTCGTACGCGCCGTCCGCGTCAGGCTGTGGCTCCGAGCGGGCGGGCGGCTCGGCTGTGGTCAGGTCGGAGACGCGCTGCTGCAGGTGCTCGGAGAGGCCCTGGGTCATGTGGCCGGCGGCGTTGGCCTGTCGCCAGAGGTTCCGCACGTCCTCGGGGTCGGTGAGGTCGGCGGCGATCGCCACGTAGTCCGGGCCCGCCGCGGCGAGCGCAGGGGTCTCGCCCACCGGGCCACCGGTGAGCGCCGGTGCAGCGACGCGGCCCTTGCCCTCCATCAGCTGGGCCGGGGTCACGTCGACCTCGATGATCGGCACGGCGTAGTGCCGGGTCTTCGGGCCCTGGTCGGTCTGCTCCACGCTGGTGCGCTGCTCGAGCGCGAGCCAACCGTTGACGTAGCCGCCGGCGGCCGCGAGGAACTCGGCGACGTCGGGGAGCTCGATGGCGGCGTTGAAGCCGTGGGACTCGACGCGCCAGACGCCGATGCCCTCGACGTCGCGGAGGACGACATTCAGGCGGGTGGTCGGCTTCTTGATGGCCTCGAGGTGCTTGGGGTCCTCGGGGTCGCAGGGCTCGTCGGTGAGGACGTTGGTGCGGCCGTCGCAGCGGTGCTGGCAGCCGGCCCGGGTCCAGAACTCGTACCACTGGGAGACGGGCTGCGGGGGGACCATGATCGGGACGCGGGCGGAGCCGGAGATGACCTCCCACTGCTGTGTGCCGCCAGCGGGGGTCCACTCGCGGACCTCGCCGCCGTAGAGCTCGGCGATCTTCTCGAGGAGGGCCTGGCTGTGGCTGGTGAAGCGGAAGCGGTCGAGCTTCTGGGGGGCGCCGTTGGCGGCCTTCTGGCCGAGGCGGATGCGGCCAAGGGTTCGGGCGCGCTTCTGGAGGTCGAGGATGGGCATGTCAGGAGGCCTTCCGGTCAGGTGCGGAGACGCCGGCGACGGGGAGGCGTTGCTCCCACCAGCCGTCGGTCGGTCGGTCGCAGGCGGGGCAGTCGCCCAGGTGGGCGCGGGCGGGGGAGGGGACGATGACGACGGCGCCGCACCAGGAGTGCTGAAGCACGCGCTGCGTGCCGGCCTTCATCGCGGGGGTGGGGTCGACCGAGAGCGGTTCCCAGCCGGGGATCTCGAGCACGAGCTGGTCGGTCGCCATCACGCCACCGCCTCAGCAGCGGCCTGCAGCGCGAGCGCCTTGCCGATCACGGGGTCGTCGGTCTTGGCGGAAGCGATCCGCGAGGACCACTCGTCGACCATCTGCGCGTGGCGGAAGTACGCGTACTCTCGATCGCCGCACCGCGCCGGGTAGAGCCGGTAGCCCTCCGGCCGCAGGTGCAGGACCACGCCGACCTCGGCGGTGGGCGGCATCGGCACTCGGGAGCCGTCACGCATCCACGCGACGGTCGCCTTGCGGTAGGCCGACATCTGCAGGCCGGCCTCCGGGTAGACCCCGTGCACGTGGCCTTGGGAGGTGACGCGGTCCCACTCGCCGCCGGTCTTGGTGTCGCCCATCAGGTCGCACGCGGGCGGAACGAAGTAGCCCCGGGACCGCAGCTCCTCGCCGATCGGGCCCTCGGCGCCGATCATGTAGTCGAGCGTCCCGGCGTATCCGTGCTCGGGGTTCGCCACGACCATCTCCGACGCGGTCCACCGCGGCCGCCACTCCTTCTCGAACCGGACCAGGTTTGCCAGGAACGGCGCGAGCTCGGGACCGTCGACCGCCCACTCGGTGTCGCCGACGCGGATGGACTCCGGCATTGGCGTGCCGAGGATCCGGGACTCGATCACCGAGTGGACCAAGGAGCCGACCTCGGCGCGCTCGTCCTTCTTCCGGGTGTGGGCCCGCTTGATCCAGTCCCGCAGCTCGGCGAGCTGCTCGGGCCGGCGCGAGGCCGCGACGAGCTGGGGAAGTGCCTCGATCGCGGCGTCGGTGCAGGTGATCGCGGCCCAGAAGAGGAGCGCAGGCTTGGGGACGCCGCCACCGAGGATGGTCGTGACGGACCGGAGCCGGTCGCCGGTGGCGTGGTCGGCGTAGTAGCCGTTGCCCTGCCGGGCCGGGATCGGGCCGCGGGTCCTCTGAGCCTTCTGCTTCTTGTGGTCCATCGGGCGACCCACGACCTCGGGGACCGACGGGTCGTCGATCCGCAGGGGGCCAGTCATCTCGTGCTGGTCGGGGGCGCTCATGCCACACCCCGCATCCCGGTCCCGGCGCACCACGAGCACAGCCGGTAGCCGGACTCGCCGTCGACGACGTCGACGTACATCCCCGTGCCGTCGCACCGACCGCACTCGTCGATGTCGGCCGGCCGGGTCTCGTCGAGTTCGTCGCAGCGGTCGTACGGCGACGGGGGCTCGGTCGGTGCCGGGGCGACCAGTGCCCGAGCCGACAGCGCCGCGGTCACGACGCACCTCCGGCGGGCTGATCGAGCCCGAAGACCCGCGCGAGGTTCGCGTCCGACCACTGCGGTCCGAACCCGGTCGGGCCGGCGGTGAACTCGACGGCCGGCTGCTCGCCCGAGCGGCGAACGGAGTCGACCAGGATCCCGAGGACGTCGACGAGGCCCGTGAGGTCGTCGACCTTCACGTAGTGCCCCTCGAACGCTTCGCGGGAGATGAGGTGGCCGATCCCCGGCTCGTGGACGTCGACGCGGACCAGCACCAGATGGTGGTCGGTGACCTCGCGGATCCGGTACCGGCGGCCGTTGCAGGGGTGCACGTAGACCGCGGCCAGGTCAGGTGTGGGGTCGGGGGCGTTCACGACGCGCTCCCGAGCAGCCGGAGGCCGGACGGCGCCAACACCACGGTCCACAGCTCGACAGCGACGTCGCCGATGGGGGAGGGCACGGTCGCCCGGTGGGTGAGGACCTGGGAGCCGGGCTGGCTGGAGACCGGCCGGCGCTCCTCGACCTGCAGGTTGGTGACGGTGTCCAGCCAGGCCTCGAAGTGCTCGGCGAAGATCCGAATCTGGATCGGGTCGCCGGTGTGGCGCGGGGCATCGACTGCGTCGAGGGCGAGGCCGTGGTCGGCGGCGTGCTGGGCGACCGCGAGCAGCGCCAGGGTGGTGACCGGGGTGCTCACGCCGACACCGCCTCGTCGGCCAGGAGCGGGTGGCAGCGCCACTCGACGACCTCGCGCTGCTCGGTGCGCTCGGGCTGCGCCTCGACGGCCGGGATCGTGACGGTCTCGCTGCCGGTGACGATGCGCTCACACAGCTGATCGCGATGCGCGAAGATCTGGAGCGTGATGCCGCCGTCGAGCGGCCGGGCGAAGTCGAAGCGGTCGTCCCACGGATTCTTGGTCCACTTCCCGCCGAGGGCGGCGATGATCGTCCGGGCGGCGTCCCGCTGGTTGTCCTTGTGGCCGTCGGTGTTCATCAGCTGCCAGGTGACCTCGACGTGGCCGCTGCCGGAGTACGCGAAGACGCATGGGGCAGGCAGGTCGGGGTGAGCGGCGAGGAGGTCGGCGACGACCTTGAGCCGGTCGGCGGTGGCCGCCGCGGTGTTCCTGCTGGTGGTGCTGGTCTCCGTCATGGGAGACTCCTCTCGTTCGTGGGGTCCGGTCGCTGCCGAGCGATGAGCCGGGCCCTGCGGGCTTTTCTGAGTCAGGCGGACTTCTTCGCGCGCCGGGCCTGGGCCGACTTGAGGGCGATGCGCTGGTAGTGCGCGCGCTTGGCGTTCTCCGCCCGCTTCGCGCGCTCCGCAGCGGGGAGGACGCGGTCGGGGTCGACCTGGTCCTCGAACTTCCGGGCCATCGCGTCACGCGCGGGCTGGGTGGCGGCCGACCGGTCCTCGGTCTTCGCCCACCGCTCGTTCGCCGCGATCCGCGCGATCGTGCTGCGAGCCGTGCTGCTCTTTCTCATGCCACCTGTTCCTTGCCGGTACGGCTAGCAGTGCTTGCCTGCTCGGGCACGAAAAGGACGTGGAGCGGGACGTCAAGCGCCTCCACGATGAGTTCGGCAGTACGCGGTTCACACGACTTCCGCCGACCGCTGGTGAGGTGGTTGATGAACGACGGGTGCTTGCCGGCGTACCTCGCCAGCTTGCGCTGGCTCATCTTTGCGCCCTCGTGGTCGCCGACCAGCGCCTTCAGCAACTGGCGGTTGGTGAGCTTCATGAACGTTCCCCTCGGCCATCTTCGTGCTCTGTGCATTGATCCTCCGTCGGTAGGTGCCTATCTGTCAAGCAGTAGTGGGCAACAGAGTGCCTACCGCTAGGCAGGCTGTCAAGAAATTCGATCGCTGTAGTTCTGCACGTCAACGCATCGACGCAGGTCAGAACGCACATTTCTGGTAGGCGCTAGGGCTACTCTGAGACGGCAAACAGCGGTAGGCGGGCGTCCCTAGATGGGGCTTGCCCGCACGTGGCAAGCGGTGGAGGGTGGCGGCGTGGACCTGGGCAGGCTCATCGACACACATCGAGGAGCCCGTTCGTACGGCGAGCTCTCCCGAGACTGCGGGGGCAGCCCGTCCAGCAAGAGGCTCCAGCAGCTGGTGACGCAACCGATCAAGAACTTCCCCGACCCACCGACCGTGAAGGCGCTGGCTCGGGGGCTAAAGCTCTCCGAGAAGGTCGTGACGCTGGCGGCCGCGGAGTCGCTAGGGCTGGACGTCTCTCAAGGGGAGGCCCGGCTGGTCGAGCTGCTGCCAGCTGGCACTCGGGACCTCACCGAGGAACAGGCGGCCGCTGTAGCTCACCTGGTTCGCACCATCGTTGATGCGACGACCGAGCGAGGTGATGGCGATGTCCACCGAGACGCCGCCCCCATGACGGAACCGAAGGGCGTCGTCTGGGCGCGCACAGGTAGCGGCAAGACGGCCACGATGGCGGCGGCCATTGCGAACTGGTACGCGAAGTACCCCAGTGGCCGTGTCGTCCTCGTGACGGGGCCGCAGGTCGAGGCCTTCAGCGAGGACCCGGACCTCGGGCAGAAGGTCCTCGATGCGTACCGGGCCACGCTCCCGCATGCGTTCGAGCTGACGGACGAGGTGTCCGATCTCCCCGGAGATGCCGAGGACCAGGTCTCCTGGGAAGAGTTCACCGCTGCGGTGGAGGACTACCGTCGATCTCTGCTCGACGACATCGCGGCCCGGACCTCGACGACGTAGAGGGACTGTCGCGATGTCGGCGGTGGTCTCTACGGTCCCGGCCATGCAGTACCACCCCTGGCGCCGGCTCCGAGAGCTCGTGCACGTCACGCTCCACTGGCACGACGACGGCCCCGCGGGCTGGTGCCGGCACTCCACCCAGGACGTGTCGATCCGGCGGGGGATGACGCAGGCCGAGCGTCGATCGACGGTGACCCACGAGGTGGTGCACCTCGAGCGCGGGCCGGCGGTGCGAGGGTTCAGCGAGCGCGAGGAGCGCGAGGTCGACAAGGAGGCCGCCCGCCGACTGCTCCCCGACATCCGCGAGGTGGGGGAGGCACTCGCCTGGGCGTCGTGCGTCGACGAGGCCGCCGATGAGCTGTGGGTCGACCGCGGCACGCTCCGGGCCCGCCTCGAGCACCTACACCCCGCCGAGCGGGCCTACCTACGGCGTCGGCTCGCCGACGATGATGTTCATCAGGAGGAGACGGCATGAAGCTTGCGACGATCGCGCTGACCCCCGTGCTTGCGGTACTCGCCGTCGGCTGCAGCAGCGGCGGCGAGGACGACGGCGGGGGAGAGTACGGCGCCAAGGACGTGTGCCAGCAGTTCGTGGAGGACCGGCTGAAGTCGCCGGGCACAGCGGACTTCTCCAGCGAGGTCGCCTCCGAAAACTCCGACGGCAGCTGGACGGTGCGAGGCGACGTCGACTCCGAGAACGGCTTCGGCGCGCTGCTCCGCAACAGCTACGAGTGCACCGTCCGGTACCAACCGAGCACCGAGCGCTGGAAGCTCGAGGACATGCAGACCACCGAGAACTGA